TTATTAAGGTTAATGGTTGGGCAGCTGCTAATACTGATTATGTTCCTAATCCTGCAGATCCAGATTTATTGTCAGAAAATTGGTTTTCTGGAGACATTAAAAATCAAAAGCGTATTTCACAGTTTATTGAGCAGTCAGACCGATGTGGTTTTAATGATCAGCAGACAGTGTACACGGTCCTTTACCCCGATCCTGTAGATGATGTAAGAAGCTTACAAGCAAGTAATAGTAGTATTAATGGAGAACACGAAAAGTGGACTGTTAACCATAGACTAACAAATTGCGCTCACGTTTATATTAAACTTAATTACAACGCGGAACAGTCTTGGAGACAAAGTATTCCAAATATTCGATACCTAGTAAGGGGTAAACGTGTATATGATCCCACTGATGATGACACTACAGATTACTATGATCCAGCAGCGGACGCGGCTATTGGACGCGTAGATGAGGGTCAGATAGAAAAATCTTGGCATAGAGCCCGTGGACAAGAAGATAGCGAGGATGATAATCTTTCTGTACCAGGAACAAATATTTTTGCTCCTAGTAATCAAATTGATGGTAGTCAGAGATTTGATAATCCTGCTACATGGAAATGGACAGATAACTGGGCAGCCTGTATTGCTGATTATATGAAAGATCAGCATTATGGTATGAAACTGAAAGTTAACGGTCCTGTTTCTGGCGGATATCCTCAAACTCATGCAGTTAGTGAGTTAGATTGGGATTCAGTAGCAGATGCCATTAGAGATGCGGGAGAAGGAGTAACTCAAGGATTCCTTAGCTACGATATTGATGATAGATCACCTCCACCAGCAGTATATGATTGGTGGTTAGAACTTTTTACAGGATTACAAAGAAACCCAGTATCAATTCCAAGATATACTATTAATGCCGTTCTACAGACTAATAATACCCCATTAGATATTTTTGAAGCTATGCTTAAAGAAGGAGCAGGTTATGCTGTATTCGCGCAAGGAGCTTGGAAAATTGTTGCAGGAGTATATAAACCTCCAAGCGATATTAACGATCATATAGATGAAAGCTGGTTAGCAGAAGGCGGATTAACTGTAACAACTAGTGTACCTTTAAAAGATTTATTTAATAAAGCTGAAGGAACCTATGTAAGAGCTTTTCTAGATCAGGAAGAGTTTGTTTGGAATGAACATAGGCAGGAAGTTCCTGTTAATAAGCGATTACGCGGATATCCACAATATGAAGCTACCGAATTTCCTGTTGTAGACGCAGACGATGGTCAAGGAAATAATCCCTATGAAGTAGAAGATGGCGAAGAACGAATTAAAACATTCGATTTCCCATTTACAACTAATGAGTTCGAAGCCCAACGTTTAGCAAAAGTTCACTTAGAAAAATCTAGAAGAAGTATAGTTGTCAGCGGTAACTTTAAATTAGATATGTTTAAGTTTTCTGTTGGTGATAGAGTATATATGACCAACGAATTAATGGGTTGGTCACAAGAGATGCATTGGGAGGCTCTAGATCCAAATTATACTGGATTAGGCCCTAAGCAATTTAAAATTACTGCCATGAATCTCAACGAAAATTTAACAGTAGACGTTAGCTTTATTGAAGAAAGCGGATTATTTTACGAGTTCTTAAATGGACAAGCTATTCCTGACGATGCAGTTGCAGGAACAAGTCTTGATCTTAACTATCTGACTGCTAAGCCTGTGGAGCCTATCTGGGATATTACAGTAGATAGTACAATTCTTCCTATATCTTCTTTTTATAGAATTAAGGATGATAGTGGACTTCAACTAATTACTACATTGAATTGGGAATCTTCTCCTAATCAATCTAATCAATCTATTCAAATTGAGGGTTTTACAAGTACAAGTCATTATCAGTTAGAGTATGGTCAAGTTATTGATAGTACTTTAAGTGATGAAGAAGACGTAGCAGAGAATCGAGTAGCAAACTGGATTCCATATGGAAATGTTCCTTTAAAAGAAGAAGTTTACGGATATAATGAACTTCAAGGCCATGTAGAAATAGTAGGATTAGATAATAGTAGCCAGAGCTTAGATTCGGCACTATTATTAGATTCTCAGGCTACTAGCAAAGTAGTAAGATATGATTTCAGAGTTAGAGCAAAGGGTGTTAATGGTAATTACTCTGACTGGTCTTATTATATGGATTCTTTAAGTGCTCCAGCGGATGGCTATGGGTATCCAATACATATTGATGATATAGCCCCTCCTGTGCCTAGTGGTTTAACTATTGAAGTTGAAAAGGGCGCTGATTTTTTTACTGCAATTCTTGATCTAACAACTAATAGTGAGCGAGACAATGCACACGTAGCCTTACTGGCTAGTAAGAATCAAAATGATCCATTTGGGGCTGAAAGTCAAACTTATTTATTTGATATAGCTAGGGATTTTTCCAGATTATTAGATGCTAGTAAAATAATTGAATTCAGTATTGTTCCTATTGATTATGATCCTTGGTATATTTGGACCTCTGTTACTGATACTTCTGGTAATGGTGCGGATGAAAGCGATCCTAATGCATGGTATCCCGCACTAACGGACCCAGGGGTAGAGGGGCAGTTAGATCCTATATACACATACTATATCAGACCGCTTCGTGGTACGGGTATTACTGAACAAGATATTACACTTGGTATTCAAGCAACTGCTGCTCATAAAAATATTGATCCATTTGAATTAACCTCTGGTGATATTCAGTTTTATATAAAAGACAGTGCAGGTGACTTAGTATCTCCTCCCGGAGTAGGAAATGAATATCTCTGGGATCCAATTACTAGATCAGATATTTCGGGTAATTTAACCGTATATCTAGCTACAGTGCAGTCTGGCGAAGATGATATTATCCATGATACTATCACTTTAGCAGACGCAACAGATCAGACCTTAGTAGCATTTACGTCCGGTATTGGAAAGTTACTTTGGAAACAAGATAGTCAAGGCCAATGGGTTGATACTACTGATGAAACTCCCTCTTATGAAATATGGAACTCAGGAATATTAGAGGCTAAACAAGATTTCACTATAATATTAGATCAACAAGACGGAACTTTATCTGTTGATTTAGAGGATCCATATACTCCATATGGAGGTAATTTTGATATTGAAATTAATGCAGTTACACCGATGTCATACCCATATGACGCCGGTGGAACCGCGAATATTACTGTAACATATACTGCTGTATCTGGATTAACAGTTACACTTTCTGAAAACTGGGTTGTATTATTTGATGGTACATCAGGACCTCCGGGTGACAGAGTAATAACTGTTTTGAGAAATAGAGCTAGTTTTCCTAGTCCATATCCAACAGGGGATTCTTCTACTGGAAACTTATATGTTCATGGTTTTGATGCTAATGGTACTCCTGTCGACGGTCCTGGTAGTGTATTTTATGATGGAAATGAATATACTGTAAATGCAGGTTCAATAAGAGCCGCAGGAACGAGACTGGATCCTTGGGGCATACATCAAGCCCCTTCTATTGGCTGGATTGTATTTGAAACTGCTGGAGGTGAACCTTTTAATCATCCAGGTACTAGAAAAGATATTGGATGTGTTGTAAGAACTAGGAATCCGGATAAGTTCTGGTATGATGACGGTAGTCATACTATCGCTCCTGATGCTTGGACTGATTTTGTTCCTACCGATACTATGGTCGTTATAGGTACTTATGAAACAAGCACCGATAATGCAGTAGATCAAGCAGTAATTAGTCCTACAGCTAGATCAATGTCTTCAATACCATTTGAGCATTCTACTTATGTTCAACCAGGGGATCCTTTGCCTAGGATTATTTTCGCCGAGCATATTGCTGGAAAACAGATCAATTATTTAGAATCTCATATTGTCGATGCCAGCGTTAGTACACTAATGATTGAAGGTAATGCGGTAATATTTCCTGCTGATGCTTATGTTGAGGGAAAGGTAGTGTCACATTGTGCTGCCAACGAACGGTATGGGCCGTGGGAAGAAGCAGTATCATTACCTATTGAAGTCCCCGAGGTAGCAAGTGGGCAACATATTCACCTTACGTTAGGTGGTATAGTTTGGGACCCGTCCGATGGTATGCTGCAATATGGGTATACGCAATTTCGATTACGGCTTAAAGTAGACGATGGTAATTTCTTTACTGTATATACTTGGCCCCAAGTGGATTACGATGGTGAATCAGCTGTTTATAGAGCACGATCCCATGTTGCCCAAGCTGGAGCCTGTATTTATAAATTCGAGTTTAGATCCATTGGTCCTTGGGAAGAGCAGACGGTTTACTCTGAAATGCGAGAGCGAAGCATGCTTGCACAGTTTATGAAAAGGTAAAATAATAATGAGTTCAGCATATTTAGTGTATGATAATAATACAGGAAAAATATTAAAAGATGGGGTTTGTCCTCTTTCAGCAGTACCTTTACAGGCATATGTAGTAGGTACTACTGGTATCACACATAGTGAAGACGGTATAAGGCAGTCTGACCAATATATAAATCTTAGTGATGAAGCTATTATAGATAGACCAGATAATACTGCTATATTAGCAGTGGGGGATGATGAAATTACTGCAGACGGCATAGATGAAGCTAATATTACCAATATCCCACTAGGTTCTACTTATACTATTAGAGGCTCTGTATATGCCTATGGCGATGTAAGCGATACAACATTAGATTTTTCTACAGATACGGAAGGGAAGTATACAATTACTATTGAATCTTTTCCAGAAAAAAGAATTTCATTTATAGTTGAAGCAGTATGAAGATAACATTACAGGGCGACAATGCACAAAGGTGCTTACAAAAGATGCGTAAAGACCCCATGATACGTAATCTATTAACTAGGTCTCCGGAGGAGATTATTAATTGGTGGAATAATAAAGCTACTGCGCAGCAAAAAGATAATATGATGTTACGCATTACCTTGCTTGTAGCAGGGTTAGTGAGGGGTCAAATAGAATGAAAAGAGGTGTGGAAAGATGGCATTAATTAAAGGCATTATAAAGTTGGTATTTGTTCCTTTTTATAGAAAAACAGGTCGTGGCCACCGTAGAGTTACTAGTGATGGTTCAGTACGAAAACTTATAAGACCAGAGGATGTTCAATAATGGCTATTGTTGAAAAAACAATTTACGAAATCCCCGCAAAAATCGGTAGTTTGGTAGGAACTGAATTATTTGAAGGTCAAGAACCTGCTGATGGTGTTAGCTTTCAGGTAACTTTAGATAATTTAAAAAGCTTTATAAGTGGCGTAGCTGGCGGAGTTGTTCATGACGAAGCAGGAAATATATTAATACCTGCCGTAGAGTCTGGAAGTACTTATACTAATATTGGTGCTTCGGGGCTTATTACTTGTACATTACCTCCCGCAGTTAATGGGTTACAGTACTCTATTGTGCGTAGTAGTAGTTCTTACGAAGTAAGGATTGCTCCTGCATCAGCAGATACAATAGGTAATTCTCCTGCAGGAGAAGGAAAATATTTAGCAATGTTAGCAAAGAATTCACAGGTTAATTTATATTGTTATGAAGCTAACGAGTGGACAGTTATGTCAGAATCTGGCATAAATGAATTCGAGGAATAAAAATGACAATTATAACACATGATTTAGCTATACGGTTAACTCAATACGAAGCTATTCCTGATCCTGTAAGGTGGTATGATGCTACTTCATCAAGTAGTATGTCAAAGGATTCCAGTGGCGCAAATACCATGATTGCAGTTAATAATAACGATCCGGTAGCTATATGGTATAGCGAACTTCAACCAGAGGTGGGAAATGCTAGTTTTAGATATGATATTGATAATAGTACAGAAAACTGGGATTATCAACTTCCAACTTATCATACAAATGTACAAAATGGTTTACCTGTAGTAAGATTTAATGGTACAGACCAAGCATTGGCTCAAACAACAGAATACGCTGCCGTAATCGCTCCGCCATCCTCATATCACCATTTATTCATGGTATTAAAGTTAGTACAGAGCAGTACTAATGGTACAATAATAGGAATGGGTGAAACTACTCATCCGCCTTGGGATAGTTATGCAGGATATTCATTTGGAAATGATTACGCCTTACATGCAGGTGATGGTGTTAGATATAGCAAGGGTTTACCTAACACTTCTAATGGAATAATTCAAACGGGTAATACAGATAATGCCGGAGGAGATCTTACTTCAGCCTTTCACGTAGTAGAATTAAAAATAGGTTACCCAACTATTAATGATGTTCAAATATGGGTAGACCATCAGCTAGTTGGTTCTGGATATAATGATGATACAACGGAGATTGACCCTGATTATCTAAGATTAGGTGTAGGCGCAGGTTGGGCTTACACTCCATCACATATGGATTGGCAGCCTATGGATGTAGGTGAGATTCTAATGTATCAGAGACAATTATCTCAGCCAGAGTCAAGCAGTATACATAAGTATTTAATGAAAAAGTGGACTCCACTAGTACCCTTTACTTGGGAGTATTAAATGTCAATTAGTAATGATAATAGCTATTTCCACTATGGAAATAATAACACTTTAGTTAATGAATCTATTACTCCTACTAATTCTCCTCCTTATGTGGGGCAGGATAGATGGATGAAACCTGCTGCAGATGAATACGCTGCACTTAGAAGAGGTATATTTGGAACTTCAGATTTAAATGGTGCTATTATTATCGCTACTCATGTATTAATTTCTGACCCAGAAAGTTTAATAGATCAACTTAATGTTTTATGGGATACTGGAGCTTGGCACTATGGACAAGATGATCCGACTGAAAATTATGGAGGATATAGTCTAACAATAGGCGGTACAGACCTTGGATCAGATTTTCAGTTCTGGGTAACTCCACCCGGAGCGAATGGGACCCCCTTACGCCAAGCTTGGTTCAGTATTGGAGGATGGTGGAAAGATCCTTATGCTATGGGACACCCTGATTATCTAAAAACTAGTGGAAGATTCCATGTGGGTACTATTATAACTAGATTAAATGGAAAAACATGGGTTGAATTTTGGCTAGACGGTTCTAGACGTCAGAGTAAGGGCTTACCTACAACCCCTATCTTATGTGATCCGAAAGCGGGTATAACATTTTGGGCATCTTGTTGCGATCCTGCTAGAGATACGATTACACATAATTTAAATGAAGGAACTAATAATGATTTTGAAACTAGTACTATGTTTGTGACTAGACTTAAGGGGGATCATCGAGACAAGTATGATACTATAATGAGAGAACTATCAGAAAATAGAGATACATTTCCTCCTACAGCTATTAAAATTATTGTTGAGAGTAATATATAATGGCAGTACAACTATGGAGACTTGGTCATGCAACTGAAGATCAATTTTCGATTTGGGTTAAATCTGATCAAGATGAAACAATTACATGGTCAGTAAATGGTACAGATTATTATATTCAAACCGATGGTTTGGATTATACTGGATGGGCAATTACGAATGTTTTGCCCGAGAAAGGAAGAACATGGCCATTTACTTTAGACGGAACAATTACTGGAGCAGGTAAATGTATGCCTCTTGATGGTACACCTGTGCGTATTATGTTTGGTCATTGTGCTCAATCTTATATTGATATGGAGTTTGGCCCTCTTATTAAAAAGCATAACCCTTCTGCTTTTATTTGGTTAGGAGATAACCCATATACTACAGGTGTTCTTGCTTTTAATCAAGACCTTACTGATTCTAATTTAAATAATATAACAGTAGGAGGAAGCCATCCTACTCTTGCGGAATATCAAACACATCATTATAACTTTTCTCAAAGACCTGGTATGGATGATCTTACTCATAATATTCCTTCGTACTGGACTAGAGATGACCATGAGTTTCCTCCAGATAATTATGATCATACTGGGGAATCTATGTATGATAATTATATCCTTCCTCCCGGTTCTTTTTGGGAATCTCAATATGAAGTAAATCAAGTTTATATTGATGCTAATAATGTATTTAAAGCGTATCATCCAGATGCTCCTTATGCTAATACTACACCATACATTCCTTTGGTTAGTAGAGGTGAGGCGAATGCTACGGTTCAAAATTATCCTGTTATGTACTTTGAGGCACGAGTAGGAAATGTACATTTTATTATGCTTGATCAAATAGGAGAAAAAAGTCCTATTGATGATGTTGATGATGTTAATAAGAATATATTGAGTCCCACCCAAGAACAATGGTTTTATGATACTATTCTTAATAGTATTGAAATGGGACCTCCAGATTACTTTCTAATAGGGTGTAGTAAGCCTTGGATAGATCACCCAGCTCCTCCTTTCTCGTTTTTACCAGGCGGTGGTGACGGAATGGCCAGATATAATACTCAATTAAATCGTATTATGGATTGGATAGCTACAAATGATGTTAATAATGTTATTTTTATTGGTGGAGATGGTCACCAAGCCTTTATTATGGGCAATGATAATGTATTAGGATATAATGCGGCTAATGGTTATGATCATGCATATGTTGGTATGTGCGCAGGAGCTGTTAGTTCAGATGTTACTCATGCATGGAGAGGTACTGAGCCTGCTTCTCAACACGTTCATTTTGCTGAAGATTATACAACACAACAGCATATAGTTGGTCAGATAGACTTTTGGCCAGATAAAGCAGAGATCAAGTTTATAAATACTGAAGATGAGGTAGTTTTTGAAGGCGAAATGCTGCACGGTACAAAACGTTGGGATTCTGCAACTACTAATTTATTAAGAGATGTAGTGTATACTAGTCGTCCAGAGGATGGAAGTTGGTCTGGAGATGAAACTGCCAGTACCTGGGACGACACCAATCATTTAGCGTTATGTACAGGATCTAATAATGGTGGCTATATAGCTGGATTTAGTTTTGATCCTATAAGTACTATTCCTCAAGGTACAACAATTAAACAAGCGTGGCTACAAATTCAATTAGAGTGGACTAGTTTAACTGAACAGGGAACTGCCGAACTTAAAATAGCTTCCTATGGAGGGGGCAGAACTACTACACCTTTTAGTCAAAGTAATTTACCAAGTAATATTAATGCATGGCAAACACATGCTTCCACTATAGAATTAGATTTTGATGCAGATAATCCTTATGACAGTGCAGGAGATCTTAATTGGGGGCTATTTGCCCCAAATCAGAGACTTATTGATGTTACAGCATTATTACAGTCGTACATTGATGATTCTAACTATAGAAACTCTGGTACTGAGTATTTAAATATGGCATTCTTTTCAGAAGATCCAGACCTATACGTTAGTTTAGGTGCTACTCGAAGCGCGGATCATATGCCTTACTACACTCCTAGATTGGTAATTAAAGCAGATGTATAAATTTAACACAAAATCAAAAACAAGACTTGCTAGTTGTAATAGAAATTTACAGCGGCTTTGTAAAATAGCTATTAAATATACAGATTTTTCTATTATAGCAGGGCATAGAGATAAACAAGAGCAAGATAATAAATTTAATAGTGGATTATCTAGGCTTAAATGGCCGAGTAGCAAACATAATAAAGAACCTAGCCAAGCCGTAGATGTGGCTCCTTATATAAGGCCATATGGAGTATTAACTGGACACCCTAATCAAATCAGAGATACTGCTAAAAAACGTAATTGTAGTCTAATTGAATCTAAAGCATTTATTTGTAAAGCGTATGCTAGGTTAATAGGAATTCTTGAAGGTATAGCTTTTGAGAATAATATAGAGCTACGAGTAGGAATTGATTGGGACGGAGATTTTGACTTATTAGATCAAACTTTTCATGATTTAGGACATATAGAAATTAAGGAGATAAAACGTGGCTGGCGTAGTTTCTGGAAGTCGTAAGTATACATTTGGATTAATTAGTTCAATGTTATACTTAGGCGTATGTACATTTTTGGGATTAGAAGGACTTGCAACTGGCGCCGATCCTACGTCCCTTGGAATTATGTTTGGAGGACTTGCAACTGGTATTGGAGCTGTAATGGGCTTTTTTGCTTGGGGTAATGCCAAAGAATGGGAGGCGAAAGCAAGTAATGGCGGTATTGAGTTTCCTAAGTAGTGCTTGGACAAAAGGAATAGCTGCTACATTAATAGTGGCAGCAATTGCTACTAGTGCCGCATATATAGTGAATTGGTATGATAACCAACTTACTAGTGCTTATAATGATGGGCAAAGCGACGTTATTGCTGAGCAAAATGAAATAGCTATTGAAAGCTATGAAACGCAAATAAAAGAAGAACAAGTAGAAAATAAAGAGTTACAAGTTAAATTAAACTCTTCACAACAAGAAATTGATAAACTTAAAAAGCAATTATTAATTGATCATGATTTAAATCGTTTATTACAAGCGAAGCCAGGATTAATTATTACAAGAGTTAATAAAGGCACAGCACAAGTTTATCAGGAGATGCAAAATTTGACAAATGAATAAATTAATTTTATTACTTCCATTATTTCTGATAGGGTGTGCTGCAACACCTACTACAGAAGTTATATATCGAAATCAACAGATTGTATGTCAGGGTGACTGGCCTACACCTTTTGATACTAATTTCTTACCTGTAATATGGGTAAGTGCAGTAGATAGAGAAGGAAACGAAGTACTAGGATTGGACGGAGAAAATTATACGAATTTGTCCATTAATACTAGATCCACTATAGAGTATATTAGATCGCAAAAAGCGTACATTGCTTACTATAGAGGATGTATTGAGAGACATAACGCGCAATAAAAAAGGCCCCTTTTCGGGGGCCTTCTTTTTATCCGCCTTTTTGCGAATTTCTGATAATAGGCATATTACTTTATTGGGCACGCACCTGTCGCGCACTCATCCTCGATTAATTCGATCGTTGAACCGGTCTCGTTCCAGTTAATTGGTACGAGGCTTTTTTCGTATGTATTATAAGTTTTTTCATCTACTACTTCTTGTGGTAGGTAAAGATATCCTAGATCTTCAGCAGTCTTAGTAGGATCGTTTCTATAAATAAAACTAACTCCTACATAGCAATCCCAATTATCATATAACCAATTAATAATATTTGGAACTTCATTCAGATCATAACTAACAGTATTGCTCACATTTTGATCACAATAGTTAAGTTGAATTTGTTTGTATCTATCTAATTGTTTAGTTGCAGAGTCTAAGTTTACTTCTACTCCATCTACAATGTCAAATTCAATGTGATCATATTTAATCGGTATACAAACTATCTTACCTGTAGGATCATTAGGGTTTTCAATTATCTTAAAGTTAGCTTCCATCAACTTAGTAAGCATAGGATCTTCTTTACTAAAGTTGATCCAATTAAATATGTACTTACCAAGAGGCTTGTGCACCCCTTCAGTAGTATCCATAATTTTACTAACAGTACCACTTGGTTTCACCGTAGTTACATTCTTAGGGTGTTCTAGGTCTAGTTCTTGTGCCATTTGCCTAGCTGCATGTACTGCAGAATACTTTAAGTTTTTCCACTCATACTCGTCTATGTCGTCTCTTTGGGCGATCCCAGTAACTCCCACTCCACAGAGGCGTAGGAACTCGTTGTTAAGGTGCCATGATTCTTGAAGTACTCCATCACGGAAATCAACAACCGTTTGTCTGTAATTGCACCTGGCGGTAAGAGTAATGGCTCTATGAAGACCAGCTGCATCTCCTTTAAATTTGGCAATATCGACTTCCACGAGATTACAGAATGATTTGTTTCCAAGTAAGATTTCAGCACAGGGATTAACTCCTTTGAACCACGGTGCTCTATGCAGAGCTGCCTGTCCGTTAATGATCCCAGGTTCGGAACCACCGGCGTCGGCCATGATAGCAAATACTTCAGAAAGCTGTTCTTTAGATGGGCGCTGGAAAAATACAAGTGAATTATTTGACTGTTGACGATGTCCATTTCCATTTGCCCAACAATCTTGTTTGGCGTAGGCGAAGTCTTTCCATTCTGGGCTTCCGTATTCGCATAATGCAATTTCTGCACTCCTTCTACTTGATAGTATTGTTCCAAGCCAGTTAACTATATCTAAGATATCAATTTTTCTTAGAAGATTACCGGCTCGCTTATTTAGGATCTTTGCAATCGCTGGAAAAGCGACGGAGATGGCTTCGTCCCCAGAAGAGATCCAACCATATCCTTTAAGTCTTTCTCCAGCTGGTCGTATTTCTCTGAAGTCAAAACGGAGGGTGTGAGCAGGGAACTTTCCAGCAACGAGTTTTCCAATTGATTTAGCCCATGCTTCGGCCGAATCTCCCAGAGATATTGTCCATATTCCGTTGACGAAAGACTCATCGTTAGTTTCACGTCCACCTTTTCCTGTTCTATTAGATTTAATAATCTCAATATTTGGAATTGGCTTTCGAAATCCTGTAAGAGTTCCAACAATAGGAGTAAAACCAACTCCACATCCCTGCAACAGTAACCACAAAATGTCCACAAGGTCATAGACGGTCTCAACATTTGTATGGCTACAGTTGAACATACTAGACTCCCTTCTCCTTGAAACTTCAGTTCCACCAAGCCAGAGAGTACGTCCCGCAGGTAAGAGCGTTCTTTGGTAGATAGCTTCCCATAGTTCCCAGAGTTCGTATTCTTCTTCTTCACTTAATTTCTTCCATTCTATCATGTCCTCTGACAAATCGTGTAGTGGTATATTTCTATGTAGTTTATGAGTTTTTGCACGCTCCCATAACCAGCGTTGATGGTCTATAACTCTATTTACAATATCTTCCCAAGTCTCAAAAGTACCATCTTCTTTCGGTCTTGAATATGTTCTTCTAGTAACGATCTCTGATCGTACGCTCTGCGTCATTTATTTACCCCGTGTGCCCGAATCCACCTTCTCCGCGTTCGGTATTACTTAGTTGATTATGTTCTACTTCTAAGAAGTCTCCAATTAAGCATGGTACTACTACCATTTGTGCAATTCTTTCTCCATATTCTACAGTATATTCAAAACTTCCTTGATTGTGTAATCCGCAGATGATTTCTCCGCGATAATCAGAATCAATAACTCCAACCGTATTTCTAAGAACAATACCTTTCTTAGATGCTAAGCCTGAGCGTGGAAAAATTAATCCAACGTGACCAGGTGGAATCTCAACTTTTATTGCTGTTCCTACCTTTTCTACGTCGCCAGGTTGTAAGGTAACCGTTTCACTAGTTTTAAGATCAAGTCCTGCATCTGTAAAATGTGCTCTTTCTGGGTAGCAAACGTCGTCCATTATGTGTATTAATATCACAGTTCATATTCCTCTACTATTCTATCTATGTCCATTGTATTCTTTAATCCGATAGCTTCTACACAGTAAGTTTCTTTATCTACAAGTTGTAGGTTTAATAAAATGCCTTCACCAAATTCATTTGTATTTTGTATATACTTAGCTTTTCCTGATATAGGGATTGCATCAAATACATCAAATGCTGATCCGTACGTTTCAACCAGTTGTTTAGCACGTACTGGACCTACGCCCGGTATTCCTTTAACATTATCTTTTCCACCTTGTAGAGCTTTAATATCTACAGCATGTTCTAGTGGGTATCCGTGATGCTCTTCAAAATTATCAAATGTATATTCTTTTCGTGTTACAAAAGAAAAACGGGACACGTTTGGAGTAATAAGATTATCCCAATCCTTATCAGAACTAATCAACCATATATGCCTATTTACATCCTTCAGTTTACGTGTAGTTAAGTATGCGGCGATATCATCCGCTTCTACACCTCTGTAGCGCATAATAGGATAGTAATCGCTTAGTAATTTCATCGTACGTTCGTACTCTTCGATGAAGCCAAGGAAGTCCTGTTTTTCTTCTTCTGTTTGATTTTCTATCTTTACTTTTCTATCCCCTTTATACTCGGGGTATAATTCTCTTCTCCAAGAGCTTGAGCCATAGTCACAAGTAATAATTACTTTAGTTGCATCATATGATTTAGCTAATGATTGTATTGTGTTTAAATAACCTGTTGCAAACTCTTTAGCTTTTGTGTGCTTCCATCTAAATGCTAAGTTTAAGGAGTCTACTATCATTATGTTTTTATCTTTCGGCTCTTGATATTCTTCTAATTCGTAGATTGGTTTAGCCATATTCCGTTGTTTACCTTTGTGCAGAATTCATCTAATGTGGTGATGCCTATATCTATTCCTTCTATATAAACGTCTATATTCTTTTTTATTTTATCGTCCCAGGCAGCGTATCCATCATAATGAGGATGATTACAAAAACTAGCGCCTTCCCAAGCTATAAACCATTTACTTCTATCAAACTTGAAAATAAGTAAAGGTTCTTTATCAACTTGATTAGCCTGTCTAACAGCTTGTCTCCACCAGTCTAAAAATATAGGAGATTTACTCGTAAGTATTTTAGAGGTTAATTGATCATCTTTGTAATGTTTTACTTCAACACACCAAAAATTAGGTGCATCTGGGACATAAAGATCGCCTTTTAATTTGTGTTGAGGACCAAGTGCTCCTGAACCAGGTGTGCGTTCCCACTTTAATCCTGTATATTTTCTTAATTCATCTCGTGCCTTTCTTTCCGCCGTGGCACCTTTGCGTCTACTATCAACCATCTTCAATCCTAGATCTATTGTTTTCCTTAACTATATGTAACTTCGGAACTAATGGGTGGTCGAATTCGTGAGCTACTATAAATGTATTCAAGTTCTCACGTAATAGTATTTCTACTAATTTCTCTTTTCCATTAGAATCTAGAACTCCTACTATCTCGTCTAAGAATAGAAAATTGACTTCTGTAGAAGTTAAGGAACTCATAATTTTTCTGATTGCTAAAACCGTTGCAATATTAACTCTGCCTAATTCACCTGCAGATAAACCTTCAACTGTTGTTTCTTCACCTGCTTCATCAATTACCTGAATATTTAATTTATCTTTTTCAAGTTTAAAGAAGATTTGAAAGTAGCTAAACTCTGCTAGATACTCATTTATAGCTTGCTCTAAGCTTTTTACTGAGGACTCGATTTTATAACTAACTAGGCCGTTAGTACTAAATATCTTTTTAAGAACGTCTATAAGATCAGCTTCGTTTTTAATATCATCGCCTTGATCTAGATACTTTTCTAGATTCTTAGTGTATTCTTCGAGCTGTTCTTTAATAACTATTACTTTAGCATTATGTGCTGAGACTTCGTTATTGTGTTCTACAAACTCTTTTCTTTCTCTTTCTAATCTATTATAACTATCTTTAAGTTGACCTACAGAAGTTTCCATTGCGGACTTACTATAAGTTTCCTTTGGTAGTTCTTTATCTATAAGTAGTAATAGTTTTTCCCACTGAGCCTTGTCTTTTTTCCAGATAAGATATTTTTGTCTAGCATCTACTAGTTCATTGCGTATTTCTATAGTTTCCTCTACTACATCCTCTAACTCAGATATTTTCATTTTTAAATGCAGCTCCATATCCTTACTATCACTAGCTGGAATGGTTTGTTTACAAGAGGGACAGATGCGTTCTTCTGTATTTAGGTTCTTTAAAGAACCATTACACGTTTTAATTCTAGTTTCAGCTCTAGTTCTATCTGCTTCGACTATGCGTATTTCTTGGTCTGTTACATCTGGGGGAGGGGCTATTACTGGATCAAAACTTAGTTCTTCAATATCTACTATATATTGATTATTATTTACAATTTTTTGGTTGGAAGATTTAACGTTTTCTATTTGTTTTTCTAACTCACCTATTTGTTTTAAAATATTTTCCTGTTTACTACTGTCTGGGACGGGAAGCAGCTCTTTTTCAGTTAAATCTAATCTTTCATTTTTCATAATCCAAGCCTCAGTAACATCGATTTTTCCTTCAATATTACTGAGTTCGCTACTCTTCTTACGTAGTTTAACCTTAAATAGTTCGTGTAATTCTATATATTTTTCTAGTTGTAATAAGCTAATTAAGAATCTTTTTCTGTTTGTGTCGGTTGCAGTTAAGAACTCCAAACTTCCAGTGGAACTTTGGTATACTAATTGTGCAAAGGTTTTAAAGTCAGAAATTCCGATAATCTCTGCTATTTGCTTGTATGTATCCAAGCTTTTATGACTAGAAATATTCTCGCCATTCTTATAAAGTTGAAGCTTTATAGTAGTCTTTCTATCAAGATCAATATCATATGTATCGTTGTCTTTTTGAAAGGTTAAAATGATTTTATAACCTTTTACGCCAGAATGACGATTAACCAGATCTTGCTTCTTAATATTCTTGGTATTTTTTCCATACATTATCTCTTGGATAATAATAGGAATAGTTGTTTTACCTGCACCGTTATCCCCTACTAACTGAGTTAGTGGGTCTTTATCTAATTGGATGCGGCATTTATCTTGATAAGAAAGTACATTACTCCAAGTTAGCTCCTTGAGTGTTATCATTATATACCTTTAATAAATTGGTTATTTTTTCATTAGGTAGCTGTAGTATTTCTGAGCAATATAATGCTATCTCTTCTTCCATGCTTAGCTCCTGCAGGTCAAGGGTAGCTTCACTATTGTGTTCTACTATCTTCTTATCTAACAGGTCGCTATCAACTACTTTTGATAGATCGAGTATATCCCCTTTTAATTCATAAATGGTATGATCATAATGATTGTCTATTATATCACTAGGATCTGTCACTGTTTTTCTTATTAATTGTGGCACATTTATTTCTTCCCATTTCCATTCTTTAGGAGCATCAGTATTAAATACAATTACTCCAGTAGATACTGGATTACGGTGAAAAGTTACAGTTACGGGAGATCCTGGATATACTATGTTTCTTTGACTGTTGTTGTGCGCATGTAAATCTCCCGCGAACACTATATCACAATCTTTAAACATATCTAGGTCTACTTCAGGTTTTACGTGCGGAGGTATTTCTCCTCGTACGTGAGTTAGACATATTTTTGCGGCAGGGCGCTCACAGTCTTTCAGTTTACAATATGGTAAGAAAAACATACCTTGTATAAAAACTTTATTCAAAACAATTTGAGAACCAGGAGGACACATACTATATAAATGCTTTAAAAAGGTATCTCCTTTTTTAGTAGCTTCATGATTACCATCATATATGATAGTTTCTCTCTCTGGATGTTTCCAAAGGTAAGAAAAGAAGAGCCCTAACTCCTCTAGAGAAGGGCTCTTATCGAATATATCACCACCGAATACTATTAGATCACATTTACTGGAATCAAATACACGGTCCATCTCACTAAACATATCTCTATATCTAGCGATAGCCCACTTCTTAGGTACATTTTTTTGTCTAAGATTTATATGTAAATCTGCGGTGAATAATACGTTCATTCTTTACTACTGTTTATCCTACTAGTTTTGTCCATGTTTCAAGAAAGGGCTTTTCTTTTTCGACTTTTTCAGTCTCTTCAGCCTCTTCAATTTCTTCGGCTTCTTCTTCAATTGTCACAGCTCTTTCAGCTGATCGGCGGGCAGCATTTTTAGCGTCTCTACGCTCTTTTCGTTTTTGACGTTTAATTTGCGCTCTCGTAGGCATATATTTCTCCGTAAGAGGGGCCGAAGCCCCTTTCATTAATCAAACGGAATATCGTCGCTATCCAGCGCCTCAACCGCTTCTTCATCAGCAGTTTCATCATCAACTTCACCAAGGATACGCTCCTCAATAAACTTCTTCTGTTCTTCCGGTGTTGGACGACGCAGATACTCTTCAATATCAGGAAGGTCCTTAATAAGTTCAAGGTCCTTCTCACTTAATGGTTTGTTCTCAAGATCGAACGTTTCAAGGGTATATTCAACGTTGTATACCTGATTACCAGTTGACTGGCGATCAACAACAATATCCCAACCATTTTCACGATCTGAAGGATCTCCGATTTTCTTAGCCGCATGAATAATTTGGGCCAACATCTTTTTCTTCAGATCAAGAATCTTAGCAGTATTATCTGAGCGATCAATTACAAAACATGAGTACGCCCAAGAACTTCTTTTCTGTTCTCCGTCCTCATCTTTTACAAGCTCTTTAACCCAATCTTTCTGTTTTCCAGTAAAAGCTTCTTCATCTCTATCAAAAGCTAAATTTTCCATTGGCATTGTTTGACCATCTTTAGTTTTCAGCCAATACTTATACATCGGCACAACACTAGAAACGATACGGAATGTATTAATTCCGTTAACAAACTTCATTCTGGGAAGTCCGCTGCCACTAGCCTTGCCCTTTAGGTCTTTAAATTTAATAGCCATTAGCTACTCCTCTGTTTTCTCTGTTCATGTTTAAAATGAATATTTCCATTATCTATCTGTATTAGTGGATTAATTAAGTCCACTCTTGCTACTTTTGCAATTACTACTGGTAATGTAATAACATTCTGCATTTTATATTCAAATAAAGAACGCATACTTGCCAGTTTTATATAGTCCCATATATCATCAATAAAGTAGTTTTCTTTATTCATTAATACAGGCCTAATATTCAACATATAACTACTTCCAGTAGGATATGGCTCAGTTGCTGCTGAATAAATCTTTTTCGAATAATCTTTAGGTAAGTAGTTGGAAACCCAGATTCCTTCTTTAAAACAAAAATATTGTAATATCTTTGTAGGTTCGTAATCTCCGATCCTTTTTACCTTTTCCCAATTATACTTTATCATTATAATATTATAACAAAATTTTTGAAAAATGTCAAGAACTATTTTTAGTTTAGTTCCACGTACTTAATAGAAAACCCTTGTCTCATATAAAAAGCTGCTCTAGCTTGTGCTTGCCTTTTACCTGTGCCTCCCTTGAATATAAAGTCAACAATGACAGGCTTTAATTTATTAGGATACACTCTCTGCACTCTCCCTATCAACTGTTCTAGCATGGGATCATTATTTACGGCGGTAGCTATAAGTAAACAACTTAAAAAGTTCCAAGAAACACCTTCTTTAAATATAGAAATCGCTCCATAGCAAATATTTAAGTTTTTATCTTTTTCCATTAAATCTCGTAGTTCTTTACGATTTTTTGTTGTGCCAATTACTAGCATGCTCATATCTGGGTGTCTATCATACAGTCTTTCTAGAAACTCTGTTCTATCTGACAATGTTAGAACCTTGTAACCTGCTTCGGAATAAGAAAAAGATAGGTCCGAGACTAGCTCTAAAAAGGCTGGATTATTTACTAACTCATTTATTTTTGTTGCCCAAGGAATCATCATATTGGAATTTAAAGTAATCCCGGTATTCACCATTAATACTTCAGGTTCCATTTGGTTTTCTTTCTTCGGTCTGTAGACTACTGGACCAAAATAGTCGGGCAATACTACATGTAAATGATCTCTTCTTCTTAGAGTGGCACTCAGACCTATTTTATACCTAGCTTTAAATGTATCTAATGTATGCTCAAATTCTTTAGCGGGGGCCTTATGAACCTCATCAACTATTATAAGTCCAAACTCTTTGCGTAGTGCTAATGCATACTTACGTAAAGTTTGAATATTGGCTATAGTGATAGGTGAATCATGATTGATTTTTCCGCCTGATATAATTCCCGGTGTGATGCCTAAAGTTTTTTGAATTTCCTCGACCCATTGATCTTTCAAAAACAAATTATGAACGATAATAAGTGTTTTCTGGGAAAATTTTTTTGAAATTGCTATCGCAGTAAAGGTTTTGCCCCACGAGGCATTCGCATTTATCAAAGCGCAATCTTCAATCGCTTCATATACTTCTTGTTGTGATTCTCGAAGGGTAAATTTAAATTCGGGAAATTCAGTAGGAATAGATATTCTTTTATCTACTACTGTGTAATCTTTTGGAATGAGATCAAGTCTGCCTATTGGAATACTTACAATATCATTTTCGCAATTTCTCAGAGTACACTTGGTATCTGGCGGATTACCAAAAATTTTACTCGGAATTTTATAGGAAAGCTCTTCTCGGAGTTTGACCCGGAGTGAAGCATCCGCGTGAAGATAGATTCTGTTACTTAAAACTGCTTTAGATTTTGCGGCGATAAGGTTCATGATATTCAGTTACCAAGTCATATAAAAAAGGCCCGTGCTCAGTATTCATAATTGAAGCATAAGGAAGATAGTCCCAATCAAATTTATGGGGTGTTGTAAAAGGCTCATTAATACCTTGTACCCAAAATACTACTTGTCCATTTATATATTGATAATTAATTATAGATAGACAAGTGATGCTATATTGTTTTTTAGAAGATTTTTTATACTTAAAAATCTTTCCATTAATATCTATAAACTTTGTGCCAGTTTTGTGTTTTACTAACTGACGTAGGGTATCTACTTTATGTTTTAAAGGGTAAGTTTTACCCATGGCTACGGATCGCATTTTAATTCTGCGTTGCGATAAGTTACCTTTATAATAATGGTCATCAAGTAAGTACTTACCGTGCTGAGTTTTAATTATAACCTTTCCCAGCTTTTCTTCTATATTATTATGGCGCGGAAGTCGCCACATTGGGAAATTATAACTTGGTGTCGGCATTTAGGAGCCTATCTATATACCATTGTGCTTTTTCATAGTCTTGGCGTCCGTTCTCTTTCCAATTACCTCTTAGCTGGTACTTAAGAGCAGTACCTTTAAGGAATCCACGAAACTCTTCGGGGGTTAACTTAGCCTCAATAACATCAATAGACTCAATGCCACCAACCTTATAATAGTCAGGATTAATTGGATCATCTTCACTCGGATACATTGAATCAAGTTCCATCTGCTCTAAGTCGGATAAATCAACCTTGTTTTTTCTTACCTTATCTTTTGTATTAAAACTACGAGATACTACATACTTATCAATAGCATCGGCATCAATTTTTATTTCCCAATCTTTAACCTGCTTTGGCATAGCTTTCTCCTGATCCGAAGTCGACCCCGATTGGGAATCCAGGGATTGAACACCCCCTATCCCGTTGAACATCTCGTCCCAATCTTTCTTGAAATTCCTCAAGTGCATCTTTTTTAACCTGTCCCAAAATGGAGTCATGAACAAGTCCGAAGATTTCAGCGGGGAAGTTATTTTGTTTGATCCAGTCATGGTTATCAATTGCTCCTAATAAGTTGACGTCAGATGCAACGGACTGGACTTTAAAATTAAAAGCGGAACGTATAGCGTGCCCCACTTCATCGTCTGCTGCTGAAAATACGTTTTGGACCCGTCTTTTGCGCCCAAAATGAGAATAGGTACATCCTTTGGTTGCGATTTCATGAGTACACGTGTCGATCCATCTTTTGAGCTGCGGAAATGTTCCAAAATAATCATCAATGGCCTCCTTAGCCTCAATCATAGTAATGTTCGCCGTTGTCGCAACTTTGTGCGGACCGGCACCATATAAAATACCAAAGCTAATAGCTTTGCTAGCCTGACGTAGTCCACGATACTTATCGGCAATTTCTCCCACATCGCACCCAAGTTTAAAAACTTTCTGTGCAATACTACTGTGGAAGTCTCCGCCACTACGAAATACATCCATAAGATTCTTATCACCACTTAACACCGCCGCATAATACATCTCAGCAGTTGCCAAGTCCTGCGAAAAGATAACCCAGTCATCGTTAGGCTCACCGTCCACAATAGGTACGATACAGCCTTTGACCGTTTTATCATCGCGCGGTAATTGCTGCATATTAAGTTTACCAGAACTACTTAGCCTACCACTAGTAACAGTGTGTAAATGGAAGCCGGTTCTTAAACGACTATCGCGATCAAGACCCGCAAGCACTTTATCTATATACGTAGACTTCATTTTTACTAATCCACGCAGTTCAGATACTAACTTAACAGCATCATGTTTCTCAGCTAATATTGCTAATACTTCCTTATCTGTAGAAGGCTCACCTTTAGGAGTCTTTTTAACAGATTTCAAACCTAGTATATCGAAGAAAAGACTACGAAGATGAGTAGTAGAATTTGGATTAAATACTACATTTAATTTATTCTCTACTTGCTTGACTTCATCAAATTGATAGAAGTCTTGACGTAGAGTATAAATTCTGTTATCCATATCTACTCTAGCTTCTTCGAGTTTTTCTCTACTAAAAGGTACGCCAGTTTCTTCAATATCAATTAAGAACTTAGTTCCAGGTATCATAATAGTATTATATAGTTGATCGAAATGTTTCTCTACAACTGGTTTAAATTTATGGTGTAGGCGCAAAGTGCCGTCTCCATCTCCACCACCATACTCTACCATAGTATCCCACGGCACCCAACTATATATAAAATCTTTTAATAGTATACCATGTTTACGGCAATATTCACGTTTAAATTGATCTAATGCTCTATCAAAATCACCCATCTTTGTATACTTGATAATAAGAGACTTCAAATCGTGGGCTTCATTTTCATTAAGAATATAATGTTCAAGCATAGTATCGTCAAAATCACCAAATTTAAGTCCGAAATGATACTGTAACATTTTAATATCGAACTTAGCGTGGTGAAAGATAATCTTTTTAGTATTAATAATATTTTGTAGTAAAGCAATACAAACATCATCAATAGCATCGGCATCAATTACATAGCCTTCGCCTTCTTTATATGATAAAACCAAAGCAAAAACATAACCATCTCTAGGATATAAAGCTGTAGTTTCTGTATCTATTGCTACTTCGACAGCCTCATCTAGAATTGTATGTAATAAATCTTTTAAATCTTTAGTTGTTGTAATGCTGTGATATATACCCAAATCCTCTTCATATGTACCTGCAATATGCTGTTTTAGTTTCTTGAGTCCTACATCAAAAGTATCTCTTAGTTCCGGACGGAAACGAATAGCAGCAGGGTTAATAAGAGGTATATACTTATTATCAATTAATTCTCCTGAGTACTTAGTTATATTTGTAATTTTAGCAATATGTTTAGCAGGTTCAGCACCTACACATATTACATAGTCATAATGATCTACATCTTCTTTAGTTAAGTCTAGATCGGCTTTTAATACTCGACCAGTCTTTTTACCTGTAAGAGCATGTAAATCATACTGAAAGTCAAATAGATCGTTATATAATCTACCTGCTGATTTATTCTTTTCTATTACTGCTACTTCCATACAAGCTTTCCTTAATATATTCTATTTCGTCTTTATCAAGACTTCCAGGGTCTCTACCCTCTGGTAATTCTATTGTTTCTATGGCGTAATGTTTCTTTAATGCCGCCTCTGTTTTGCCTGTGGCAATTCTTCCAGCTTCGTCGCCATCAAACATAATGTATATTTTATCTACCCCCAGAATTTCATAATATTCAATCTTCTGAAAGTTCTCTTGTTTTTGTAACTTATTAGTACCGAACGCACATAAAGCATTTGGTAGTCCCTTATCAATGAGGTTTAATACATCAAATATACCCTCTACTAATATAACAGAGTTGTTAATTATTTTATCGGGTCTTGCTGGGAATAAGGGAACTGCCGCATTCTTAGGATAAAATCTATATTTAGGATCTGCATCAGAGAATGTTCTACGTCCACAGAAAGCTTTAATACTTCCATATAAATTACGAATAGGAAATATAATTCTATCTTCAAAATCTTCTAGTTGATCACTATTAAATGCTTCATATTTTAATAAAGTTTCCTGTTTAATACTACGATATTCATGTTCAAAATCTCTCGCATCCTGAGGCATCTCTAAGTTCATATTAGCTCTGATCTTCTGAATCTTCTTCTTAATACCTGCTGATTTCGTATCTAGTATACTTACTTTTTTACCGAAATGGGTAAAGATATTACCTTTAAATCCACAGGATAAACAGTTAAACACCCCGGAAACTCTATCTATACGTAGGCTTGGGTGCTTATCTTCATGATCAGGAGAAAGGCATCTAATTACGTAATCTTGTCCCTGAGAATAATACTTTATAGTTTCCTCAGTCAATAAATCTTCTACGTTCATAGATCATCCTTAGACTTTTCTGGTTGTGTTATTTCATGCTTTGCGCCCTTGATTGGCGACTTGTTAATTATTGGGTTTTCGGTTGCAAAAATCTTTAAAGAATTCCACTCAATATGGGAGTTAAAGTTAAATTCACTCTCTCCTCTAGCTTTTTGGCAGATGAACTCTATTGCGTCTAACTCGCCACCATCTTTTATTTTATGCGGAGCTAGAGAAAATGCCCAGTCGGCAGAGTCCAGAATACCTTTAGAAAATCTGGCCTCCCCGGTATCTTTATGTGTTTGATATGGAGTAACCATGATAACTTCGTATTTTCTGGCTAGTTCTTTTAGTCTTTGGGAAATGGCAATTTGCACATCCCAACGATTACTATCTCTTTCAGTAATCTTGTTTAAGTAATCTACGATAACTACTTTTAATGTATCTGGAAACTTAGCTTTGTAAGTCGAAATTGTGGCATCTATATTAGCCAGAGTTAATCTGGGATTATCCACTGTGATTAACTGTCTTTGATCGTCTAAAGGTTTATCCATTACAAGCTTTTCAAATTTATCAAAATCTTGGTCTTGCATATACGCTTGTAATAGATCGTATGCACCATCTTTTGTGAAGCTGGCGCGAGCCTCGGCAATTTTAAGTCTTTCCTGGGCGTCTAACTTTCCGGATTTAATACTTCGTGCACTAACTCCCGTAAGAATTGAAAGATTACGTTGAAATATCTCGCGACCTCTCATTTCAATACTAAAGTATAAAGAAGTATTTCCTTGGTTGAACTGATTGCAGGCAATATTTGAAGAAATAATAGATTTACCAGTTCCACGGTAACCACCAAACATAATCATTTCTGATAGGGCCATACCCATACTATGCTGGTCGAACTCGTTATTAATACCTAATGGCATACGAGTTAGAAGTTCATTCTCATCAATAGTTAAATACTCATTCATAAGAACAATCTGTTCTGAAACTTCTGTTTTTTCTTCAATATTAATCGCTATACGATTAATATCTTCTACTATATCTGCTGCTTCTTTAAAGGGAAGATCGTCAATGAAGGAATCTACTTCACCTAATACTTCGGTCTGCGCATACTCATTTATTAAAGCTCGTAGTAATACTTCTGTTTCTAAATCTTCTGGAACTTCAACTAGTTCCATAGCTTTAACTATATTTAAGTCACGTTCGTTTCTAGTAATAATTTCTAGCTCGGCGAACGTAGGTAACTTAGTGTAACTCTGATAGAATTTATTTATTAGATCGTAAACTCTATCATATGGAGCGGCGAAAAACTGTCTTTTGATTCTTGACCAAGCACCGAGATCCTGCGAATCTATGATTCGATGCAAAATCAGGTTCATTGTTTCCTCGTATTATTGGCTTTTTAATTGAAATTATTTGACCCTTTTTAAAGGCGAAAAAAGACGGGGGATCAAAAAATCCCCCGTCGGTCTTAACTTCTTAGCAGGAAGAAATTAAGCAGCAGCTTTTTTCTTTTTGTGCGTGTAGTCAGAAGCGTCGATTCCACGGTTTGTTAGCATAACTTTAATGCCACGCTCCGTCTTCTCAAACTTCTCTGCCAGCTGTACAACTGTGAACTGAGTTGTATCTACGCCCTCGAAGATGTCTACTTTTGTAGTAGAAACAACATCGCGCTGCGTAGGGATCTTAGCGATTGTTTCGTTGCGAAGCATCGACAGACACTTACCGCGAACCGAGTTCAAAGGCTTATTAACTGCCTCAGCGATATCCTCAAGATATGCACCCGCATCAGCCAGCTTAGCAATCGTTGCCTCTTCTTCGTCAGTGTACTTTTTAACACTTTCTTTGACGGGAGCAGAAGCAACTGCTTCATGAAGTTCCATGCTCAGGATTTTACCCTGAATCTGACGAGGTGTAAAGTCACCCGGGAACTGTTCGGCAATCTCGGCATACGTAAACGCACCGGCATTACCTTCAACAAAGGCACGTAGAGCTTCTTCCTGCTCATCTGTGAACGTCTTAGGACGAGCACCAGCCTTTTCTACTTCATAACCAAGCTTACGCAGCTTAGCACCCACAGAGCGATCAGAAACTTCTAACTCCTCTGCAGCTAGGCTAACTGTCTCACGTGAAACGGGACCTTCACCTACTATATTACGGAGAGTTGCTTCTCTCTCTTCATTCCAATTACTCATTTAGCAATTTCCTCTAGTTGTTTAATTAATACTATTTGTATATTTAACTGTTTCGCTTTCTTCGTTTTACTAGATGAAGAACCATCTTCGCAAACTAGAAAGTCAGTCTGTTTACTTACTGTCGTTGTTACTGTATATCCTATCTCTTCTAGAAATTTGGATGCTTCAGTTCGATTTCGGAAATCGTTTAACTTCCCAGTTATACATACTTTTCCTAATCGTTTAGTTGTTGCAGGTTTAGGTTTGATAAACTCTAATGGTAGATCATAATATTCTGGACCAAAGTCATTTACCCAATCCGCTAGGTTTGAACTAGCTACTGGACCAAGTATATCATGATGACTATAATCCCATAAATCTATTATAGAATTAAAACCTGCTTCAGCAATTTTTTTACTTGCTGTTTTACCTATCAGCGGAATACTGAGTGCGCTTAAAAAGGTTGAAAATTCACATATTTTAGACTTATTAATTTCACCATGTAATTTTTTACCTATTTTTTCGCCTAGTCTTTCCACCAAACAAGATTCTGTTAATATGTAAATATCAGGAATGGTTTCAAGTTCTAATTTTTCTATAGTCCTTGGACCTAAGCCTTTTATTTTCATATTTTTTGCAAAGGTCTCAATCTTCTTAAAAGATTGTGCTTTACAAGATTTATTCCGGCAAAAGAGCTGTGCATTGACAAGTTCTAATGCTGCGCCGCAAGAAGGGCAAGTTGTTGGAATTTCTATTTTCATTTTATATATTATCTCACATTTTTACTGAAATGTCAAGATTTATTTTTTGTTTCTGTTAGCTTTTTTATTACTTATTCGGCTTTCTTAATAATCCTAGGGATAATATCTCCAGCACGCTCTACCATTACCGCGTCGCCTATTTCGAGTCCGAGGGCCTCAATAAATCCTACGTTATTTAACGTGGCTCTTGAGACGATGGCGTCGTTAATATTAACCGGACTGAGAATAGCAACCGGCGTGACTTTACCGGATTTTCCTGTTTGCCACTTGACGTCGAGAAGGGTCGTTTTAACGCCCTCAGAACGTTCTTTAACAGCAATTGCACCTCGTGGGTGATGACTGGTAAATCCCATAGTTTTGTATAATTGATTATCATTAATCCTCCATACATATCCATCAGTTGGATACTCAAATTCTTCAGTTGCAATATCTAAAGCTAATGGAACATACGTGAAACCGTGATGATATAACCCATATAAATCTTCTTTGTGCGTAGGAGCATGTGGATATTGATTATATGCAAATACTTTTAAGTCTCTTTTTAGAAACTCATCCTTACTTTTAAGCCCTAAAGCCCCTGAAGCATAATTTCTAGCATTAGGGGTAGTTTTGACTGTAGCTACCTCGGCATTAATTTGAACAATACCTGGACAGTTAGGGGGTAATACTTGAGGAATTAAATCAGTATGTCGGAATAAATCAGAAATATCTATTCCTCTGGTTCCGTCTCCTCTAGTTAATACTTGCGCCATTACTCTGCCTATATATAGGATAGAAATAGCTGCTCCATCTAACTTATGTGTAACGATCCAGTCATCTGGATTGTCCACAGGAGTATCACCGTTATATTCTCCCTCATACACCTTATCTAAACTGTACATCTTACGATAGTGAGGAATATCTGCTCCTACTTGACTACCTACAGAATCTTCTCCATATAAGTCTACTAGAGCATCATATTGGGAATCTGAAATAAAGGGTTTACCTTCGTAATATGCTTCTTTAGCTAGTTTTATGTAGTTTTGTGCCACGACGTTTCTTATGCCTCACTTTAGGTCTCATAGAGTCACGTAACTCACGAAGAATTTGTTTCCATGCGGGAAAAGGAGAACGAGGACGAGACTTCAATTCTCTCAATTTCATATCTTCTCTATTAGCCGCTTTTTCCTTATTTATTCTTGGTGTTTTAAACACACCTTTAACATTTCGTCTGTAAGGAAATCTTGGATTATCTAGTCTTTCGATTGCTTGTGCATCTTCAGGATGTTTTGCAATGTGTCGTTCTAACCTTTTAATACGATGATCTTCGTATTTAGTTGAATATCTCTTCCAATAGTTTTTCTTGGAATCACTTGATTTTAGTTTGTTTTTTGCCATTTATGCTAATTCGTTTTCTTTAATGTTGAATTTTTTAAGAACAGGTAAATCTGCCATGTAAGCCCAAGCTAAAGATGCCCATTGATCATGGTTTCCGAAAACCCATACATTGTATATATTTCCGAAATCTTTATGTACTTGAATTAATTTTTTAACTTGTACTAAACAATTATATTGTACAGACCAAGCATACTCTCCAGATTCATATTCTTCTTTTAAGTTTTCATCTGGAACCATTACAGGATTAAAATAGTCAGTCTTTTCACCGTGTAAAGGCACTTGATTATCTATCAAATACTTTTTAACGGATAGAACACTTCTATAGGTTGATTTAGAGAGAGAAGAAATAGAGTCTCCCTTTAAATACTCTAAGATTATATACTTGCCTTCTGCGTCCTTAATAGGTTTACCTCTTAAGGCTTTTCTACGTTTTACTTCAAAAGCTCTTCGCTCCTTATAGTCATCAATAATATTACCTAATCTTTTGGTGCTATAATTGATGCGTAGCATTTCACAGGCGGCTTTCTTTGTAATGGGCCTACCTTCTTCGGGCTCGAGAAGAGAGATAATACGACGAATATTTGTATCATCTAACTTCTCGTGCTCTTGTTTCTTAATTCTAGCCATTTACGGCAGTAATAACCCCAGTGAAATAAACGGCAGCCTTACCTGTAAGGCGAGACACAATATCTTCGTCCACTTCTTGGCCCGCATCTTCAATTGCAGACTTAAGACCATCAATAGCTTCCGCTTTATTAACGCGTTTACTTCCACCAGTACTGGTTTTTGAAGAACTCTTTTCAGGATCCTTCTTAATATAGACACCGGCTTTAACCAGAATCATACGAACACCATTAGGTTTTTGATTGTACTCTTCGGCTAGTTCACCGACAATCTCCGTACTATTCTCGGGCGTAGGTTCACGGGACTGATATTCCTCAATGACCTCAGCTTTTAGCTCATCTGTCCAAGCATTCTTTTCTGCCATATAAATTTTCCTCTGTCAAATCTGTAGCTGTTTTACCAGCATTAATAATATTATAGCAATATTTTGCTTAAATTTCAAGTTAATATTTTTGAATCTTTTCAGGTTTTACCTTGTCTTCTATCCAGGATAAATTATATCCGGGCACAGATTCTTTTGGTATATATACCTGTTGAAGACTTTCTACGTTATCCCACACTCTATAGATACCCTCCCTAGGATGAACATCTTGAACACCTTTAATACGTCTTTTTGGGCGATTGTGTGGGTCAATTATTCTTATACGTTGCGATTTAATTTTCTTTTTAAATTGTTTCTTCTTTTCCAATGTTCCACCTTTTTTCCAGCTCGATCCTTTTTAATACTACTTAGATGATCTATAAATAATATGCCATCTAAATGTTCTATTTCATGTTGTATAATACTTGCTTCATACCCGTAAAATACATCTATTAAGTCTTTTCCAGTTATGTCATTATATTTTACTTGAATAGTAGGATGTCTGGGAATCATATCCCAATATCCTGGTACAGACAAACACCCTTCCTTAAAATTTTGCAGATTACTACTATACCCGCCTTCGATCGTGGGGTTTACCATTACAAATGGCCTATGTGCTTCCGCTCTGAATACTATCATACGCATAGGTATTCCTAGCTGCGTGCAGGCAAGGCCTATAGCTTTATAGTAATCCAAACACTTTAACATACTATTAGATAATGTAAATAGCATATCTGTGTCAAATTTAGTTACTGGGAGAGCTTTCTGTCGGAGTTTCTCGCTCGGAATCATCAATATATCTGGGTGCACTTAGCTTTCCTTTCCATTTTCGCCAAGTAAGTAGGCGCTCTAATTCATTTATATCTTCATTATTTAACATATTAATGAAGTTCTTAAGTTGTCTTTGTTTTTCTATATTCATCATGATAATAAATCGGTTCTTGATGTGGGAATCTGTCTAAATTGTTAATAAATTCATCTAGGTCTAGTGTATCGTAATTTAATGGTTTATGTTTAAATCTTCTAGTTATTCCATCTTGTCCGTCTTTAGTTAGATTTATATATTTTGTATTTGGGTATCTAACAAAAGCTTTTTCAAAATATCTAACAAATGTATTATATCTGTCGTCTTTTAAGTTCCTTTGATACCCCTCTGTACCATAATATACATTTCCACCGTAACAATCTATACCTAATAAATATACTAGGTCTAATTTCATCATGCCTGCCAAGTGCATTACAGCACCACCGCAAGTATTAAATTCTTTCATTACAGCACCGTAAACTTTATAGGTACTTTTAGTTCTACCAATTCTATTAGAGGGGATTACAAAATAGTTGTTTTTAGCATACTCTGATCTAGCTATTTCGACTATCATCCTTTGATCGACAGCCATTAAAACATCGGGAATAAAGTCTCTATATAGGGCATTACATCCCATTATAGTACCCTTCCCTCTTAGCCTTTCTAAATCAAAATCTTGTCGGCTTTCACCGTTTCCAATAATGAATCCTACTTTATACACACGTAATCCTTTGTTATTCTAAATTTCTTGAGGGTGGCGCGGGGTTGGAAATATTATATTCATATAAATGAAAATCCTCAAAAAACGCTTGTTCTATTTTAATTCGTTGATCTTTTGATAAGATAAAATGTTCTTTACCAATATTAATTACTGGTAGCCCGTCTATACGTAATGGCAATAAATATCTTTCTTTTTCAAACTCTTCTAATCTGATCACTTTATCTACTCTAGGTAATGAACGTGTCCAAGTATAACATGAACAGTGTACTAATAAAAATGTTTCGGTTTCATTCACCGAATCTACATTTTCATTTATTTCTTTACATACTTCTAAAAAATGTTCGAAACTATTAAAATATTCTTCTGTTAGGTACTGATTAGCGGTACGTTTGATCTTGCCATTTAACAGTGAATTTTTTAATTTATTAACATGATTCCATAAGGATATACTTCTAGTATAAGGGTTTCTTACTACAGTAAAGATATAACTGTAATCTATACTATTTGGAATATGTCTACTATGTTTTGTATGTCCTACTTTATTAGGCACCGAGTTCATGGGGTGTGGTAAGTGTTTTGGAAATCCTGCTGCTTTATGCATAGAAGTAGTTCCACATTTTGGAATATCTAAAAATATTACCTTATCTTTTAACCACATTATTTGTTATCCACTGCATAAAATATATAGGATGATAGTTTATTTTAAGAGTTTTAGCACAATTACCTATTTCTTTCGCCTTATCTGGAGTTAATTCCTCCATAATATCTAGTAAATCACTATAGTCATCTTTACACTTAATATAGTGTACTCCAGGAAGTAGTTCCTTCCCTAATAGTAACTCTGGTAATTCTGGTGATATCGTACATACACCTAAAAGCATTAGTTCTAGTTGTCCACGATCTAACATATTGTTAACTCGACCAGGTACACAAATTGCTCCAAGTACATTCTGATTAGCGCGCCAAAACTTTAACGGACTATCTTCTATCTTCTGATCTACACTGTAATTAGTTTTTGTAAATAGGCTTTTTACATAGTTTCTACGTCTTATAGCATGACCCCAAGGAATCTGTTTATTACTGAAACCTCGTTGTGGATTATACTGATATTCATGACTGAATAAATAATGAATATTGTTAGAAGTAGGTACTCTGCCCCCACACATTGGGCCCAATGGAAATATATTGTTTGGATAATCAATATACTTACTATAGTGTGCTTTAAATATGGGAAGATCTGAGTCTAGGTATAAATCATCTAAATCGCAAAAATCTATAATTCCTTCGTGCCTTTGCCACTTAAAATAAAAATTAGTATCATTTATACTTTTAGTAGTTTCACTATAAGGGAACTCCGCCTGTACTGTCATTAACTTTAGAAACTTAAGGTGCTTATTTCCATATCTGAAATTTTTAGCATTTGGATATTCAAACATATCTAAAATACTTAATAGTCTCTATCATACCTTCTTCTAAAGGCACCTGATTATTAGGATTAATCCCAATCTCCATCAAAGTATCTGTATTAGCAGAAACTATTGAATTAGAGATTTCTCCAGGTCTCATAGGAAGATTTATAATCTGTGAATTACTGCCGGTTACTATTGCCAGGCGTTTGTCACCCATTTTAGTCCTTTTACCTCGTGCGGATTAGGTTTACCATGAAAGCATACTATTCTAGCATTATCTGGCGGAGTAGGCTTACAATGTACTTTATAACTTATAATTTGATCCTTATAAAGTTCCTGCCACCTATCAACATTTTTGGAAGTAGCATCTTCGATAATACCTTGATCCCCGAGTCTATGTTTTCTACCTTTATAGTAGTCCCAAATGTACTCGTGTTCTCCGGTCTTCCACGACAATAAACCTGATCCCAGTCCATCACGACGATAGAAGTCTCTGAGAGCGCAGAAGTTTCCACGATATCCAAAAATTTCATCTAAGTTTCCTACTATTACCGTATCTAAATCAAAAAAGAACGTCTGTTCAAATCTCCAATGTTTATCCATATAAAACATTTGCAGTTTATTATACCAAGATTGAATATTATCTTTAGGAAATATATCTTTAAACCCTGGTACAGGTCGTTCAGCATTATCTGTGCATGTAATAAAATCGAAAGGAACACTAGTATTTCTTTCGATGCTATTATATAATTTAGTCACATATTCGTTAGAGTATTTTCTACCCCACTGTACACATACTACGTTTATCATCTATAAAACTCATGGTCGCCTATTGTTGTTATATACTCTAATGTTTTAAAGTATCTACTAGGGTGTCCTACTTTCTTATAGAATAGTGCACCTTTAGTGTTATCGTAGGCATTGTGGTACATTTGCAACATTATTCGAGCTAATTTTTTACTTTCTTCCCAAGCTTCTGTTTCATATGGATTATCAGATTTGCCGTCCCAATACCAACTAAATTGATTGGGCTGATAAACTACTTCACAAACAGTATTAGGAAATTTCCTGTTTAACACTCTATTTAGAGTTGCCGCAGCGACGGCATATTGGGCTTGACGCGACTGATCTCGCGCTTCGTAATATATATTCTTTGCTAGACAGGTTTCTTCAGATGTTAGTTCTGAGGCTGATGTGTTCAGACACAGAAATGCTCCAAGCAGAGCAATAAATATGCTACGCATTAGAGCATGATTTTGTTGAGACGCATAGCGTTCAGACACACTGGACGCACATTACGTGGTCTATAGCGTCTAACTGTAGCGAGCTCATCTGATTTTAAACAGCGGCATTTTCGTCTACCGCAATCTTCACATCTTTTTCTCATTCTTTATCCTTTTATTCTACAATAGTAAGGCGCTTGACCTTACCTCTTCTTTTGTTGGTAGTTCTTTCTTCCCACCTATCAGCCCATTCACCCTCTTCATGAAGTGGGCCACCGTCGACTGGATCAAAATTTTCGGTCTCGTAAGTCGTACTAGCAATTTCAATAACGAAACTTGGAGCCAGATTTTCATACTTTATCCATTTGTCCTTCCCTAGACTTTTTAAATAGTCCATGGCTTCTTTGTAGTTAAACACTTACTTTTTCATGGTAAAAATGCAATAAGGTATTATTCTTACGACGTATACTTCCTAAATAAAAACCTTTTGTTTCATGTCCTGAACCATAGGGTCTAATAATATGTTCTACCGGAGTGTCTTTTTCTTCATATACGAAGGTTAAAATTTCTGTAGAACGTATCGCTTTCGTCATATGAAGGTGCACACTTTTAGGGTATCCTAATATATGATACGCATCAGCAGAATTTTCAAAGTTAACCTCTTTTATCTTAGTCACGTTTACCTGCCTCAAGAATCGGCCATGCTCTAGGTTCGTTTTCTTGTTGGTTCCAATATCTACTCATTAAATGTTACCCCTTCAGGTTTAAATGTTCTCCATTTCATTAATGATTGGACTTCAGCTAACCGCTCGGTTTTGTAAGCCTCCACATCTAGAAATGCTTCGATTAATTCTGTTCTTTCTTCTGTTGTAAATCCTGTAGCGTCCAACATAAGATAATTCTTACGAGGTTCGCTAACTATAAAAGCTGTGCGATCTGATATGTCGCCATCATCTTTTTCGTATGTAAATTTTCTAAATCTCATGATAGTAATTTTTTCTCTACTGCCTCTGTTAAGGCGTCAATTGTTGCTATTGTTGCTCTGTCTAGACCATTAATTGGGCCTATTAACTGTTCCAATTCTTCTATCGCGTGCTTCTTCAGCCTGCGTCCTGGCTTATGTGCCTTCTGTTGTGCGTAAAATCTGTCACCCATCGTTTTCTTCTACTTCTAGAATGTCTTGCCAATCTGTACCGAGTTCTTCAACTATTAATACTCGATACTGCAATACTTTGTGTTTTGCCGTTATCATAGGTGCTCTACCTGCTACATCTTCGTATCCAGGAGTAGGAGATAAATAATTAGTAACTAACCGTCTTAATTCAATCAAGGTCTAACTCCCTCTTAGCTAGTCTCTCCGTGAACTCTCGCGGAGACATACCAGATTCAAAAGCCTCTTTGACTTTATATTTCATCATGTAGTTATTAATATCCATTTCATAGCGATGCTGTAAGATTCTACCTGCACGCTGACACCATTGATAAAATGGATCCATTGATTTAATTTCGTAATCTATAATCATACTGATATTGGAGCCGGAATATGTGGATGTGAAGTATACCCTTGTAATGCAAAGGAATCCATCTTATAATCATTAATATTATTTTCTACATCCATTTTAATTTCTGGCAGTTTCCTCGGTTGTCTTTGAAGTTGAAGTTTAACTTGGTCTACATGATTTAAGTAAATATGAGTATCTCCACCAACCCAAATAAAGCGCCCCGGTATCAAATTACATACACCAGCCACCATCATAGTTAATAGTGAATAACTAGCGATATTAAAAGGTACGCCTAGAAACATATCACAGCTACGTTGATAAAGTTGGCAATCAAGATACTTACCTCTTACACTAAATTGAAAAAGAATATGACAAGGTGCTAAACGCATTTGATGAAGCTCCGAAACATTCCAGGCAGATACTATGTGCCGGCGTGAGTATGGAGTGGTTTTAATACTATTGATTACGTTTTGTAGTTGATCTATATGATCTGTGGTTTCGATAAGAGGATAGTCCTCTCCCTCTACAGCCCGCCTAGCCTCTTCTCTAAAAGTAGGCCAACTACGCCACTGTACCCCATACACGGGACCCAGCATACCGCTATCTGTAGCCCATTCGTTCCATATCTTACTAGGATGGAACTTGTTTAGGTCTTGGGTATAAAGGTTGCGATCTCTACGCCCGCCTTGAATAAACCAAAGTAGCTCTCCTAATACTAACTTATAAGGGATATACTTTGTAGTAAGTAAGGGAAAACCCTGTGTAAGATCGAACTCCATACGAGTACCGAATAATTTAAGTGTACCCGTGCCTGTTCTATCCTCTTCAACTTTATACCCTTTATAGAGAATGTCATCTAATAAATTTAAATACTGTTGCATACTGTACCGTCTGGTTTAATTAAAGTAATTTCCTTATTGGCTTGTTGTGCATATCTATATGTAGCCCAAGTTCCTGATCTTAACTGTTCTTCAGATTCCTTGGGACATACAATAATTTGATCTGAGCTTTTTGCTATAATTTTATTTCTTTTTAAAGGCTTCATTATTGGATGCATAACATCTATATCTATAATTTTTGCCTGTTTATCGTATATATTACAGGGGTGTCCATGAATTTCAGCCTCAGAACCTAGAATACTTCTAATCATAATATGAAACTCATGATCCGCACCTATACACATACCGTGATGTACTTCTACTTTCCCTTTTCTAGAAAGTATATGCAGAATCCTACTAAGATTTATAAATTGACCTTCAGTAATTCCACTTTGCGTGCCTGTAAATCCTATACTATACATTTATATTTTTGTTGTTGTACCCGGCATCTTTATGCAAACCACAAAAAATGCTACTAGGATAATTCCTACTAGGATGAATTCTAACATATTACTCTCCTGGTCGTGTTTCGCTATCACTAGTAATTATGTCATATGTTATCAGTCCAAAAATACTGAAAAACATAACTACTACTCCAAAGATAGCTGCTATTTCTGTTAATGTCATTAATATAACTCCGTTACGCCTAAGTCTTTCATTATTTGACTTACGTATTTAACTTGATATTTTGCGTCATGTAACGCATTATGTGATTCCGTTCGGGGAATATTTATTTTTAAATCCTGAAATAAGTTATTAGGATAAAACCCAACTACTGTTCTTACATCTCTGTCATTCCAGAAAGGTACTATAAACTCTTGTCCAACTGCTCTATAAGCATACCTTATAAAAGCATTATCAAAAGAAGCACCGTTTCCCCATACCCTAAAAAGCTTAGGGCTAATCTTTTGTTTATCTGCTATAAATTTAACGAAACCATTTAGTTCTTTACAAAATTCATTGAGTGAAATCTTTTTCAAAGTATCTAGACTTTTCCTAGCTTCATTAGATTGTTTTAACCACCAATATATTGTATCACCACTAACGGTTAATCCTGCATCTAAGCAGGATTGTAAATCTATATTTCTGTGAATTTCTTCGCCTGTTTCGCCTGTTGTTAAGTCGCATTGTACAGCAGCACAACTAAATAGAGCACCGCCTGGAACATTATCCGCAGTCTCTAAATCGACCATGATATCTTTCATCATATATTATTTTTCTTCGTCAACTAGTATATCTACTATCCTATCTTTAAAAATTTCTGAATCAGTTACTATTATGTCATATAATTGCCAAGGAAAAGTTATAGTTGTCCAGAAACAATATTCACAGAAAAAAGCTAAATTGCTCTGATCTAAAACATTATACTTTCCAGCTATCTCTCTTGCGATTCCAACTGTTGGCCATATATAAGTAATAAAGGTACTAATACTGAAGGATATTGCGATAATAAGATAATAGATAAGTATTACTACTATATCCATATCATCCTTTTTATGTATTAAGAGAACTGGAACACGGTAATACCTTCTGTATTATAAAGCTTGCTAGACAATCCTAGCACTTTCGTGTAAGTATTGGTATCTTGGTTCCAGTCTCTAATTGTGCAAAAACCAGCCTGCCGCAAACCCAAGGGTAGCAACTAAGACTGAATATAAAACTAAGTGATTTGCAATCCACAAAGCTATTCTGTAGTACCAAGGTAATAGGTCTTTTGCTCTTATTACCTCTGGCATATCTTCAAAATCATACTCTTCTTTCATATGTTCTCCAAAAAGAAAAGAACCTGGTTTTTACTAGTTCTACTAAACTAGTCCGGTGACCAGGAACGGACGGAGAATTATTATACTTATTATTTTACTGGTTAAGCAATTTGTTTTTCCAGTATATATATTATAGCAAAATGTAAGCTAAATGTCAAGATAAATTTTTCGATTGCTATTATTTCCTAAAGATAGAAAAAATAAGATCAATTGTGGCTGGAATAATCCAAATTATTGTAGCCAAAAAGATGACCACACCCATTATTGCAACGAATGTGGTCATCGTAGATAGAAGTATATCTATCATATTTTGTCCAACTCATCAAACACACCATCAGGTACTGTATCACCAAATGCCATGATTTGTCGTAAGACGTCCCTAGTCTCCACTACGCTAAACGTAGATAATTTTCCGTTCCCACAAAGAGAATTTTCAATTATTATACAGCCATCTTTGAAGATGTATACTGTAGTATCTCGTGATACCATAAAGTGTTTCATGTTAGAAAGGTCGCGTCTCATGTTAGATCTCCAATATTAAATTAGGATTAAATAATGGGTTTACTTCATGTCCATCGTATCCATAAGGATTACATATGATCCTTGTATTATGAACGGTAATGTCATGAGTATCGTGCATATGTCCATGGAACCAGAAAGGAATATCATACTTTTCTAACATCCAATCAAGATCGGTGTAGTAAGCATGATTAGTCATCCAATCATCTTTGTACTTATCGTGTACACACAACGCATGTGGAGCTGTGTGAGTAACTACAATAGTTTCAGGGTGGGCATATAATACATCATCTAAATGCTTTACAGTATCTTGATGAATAAGATACGTGTCCGCAGGTTGTAATCTCCTATAATTAGGGGGTGCCCTGATTACATCGTAATCTCGCATTGTTAGGCCACAATGTGCTTGTATAAGTGGATCAAACTTTTTAAAGTCTGTCCACAATGTACCACCAGCAAATCCCTGACCAAGCACCTCTGTGTAATACCCATCTTGTAGGAAGTGAAACCAATCATACTTGACGTCATATTCTTTAAACTCAAAATCAGTTTTTTGAAGTTTATCACCATAGTACTCATGGTTGCCAGCAACCATAACTACTTGCTTGTCCTGCATCCAATTTTTGATCCAGGCCATTGTTCTATCTACTTTAGTACCTACATCCCCAGCTAAGATGACTACGTCAACGTCGGCTGGAATGATAACCTCCCTATTGTAGCCACAAAACTCAAGGTGTAGATCGCTCATTACTTGAAATTTCATGTTAAATCTCCATTTGAATATATATTATACGCTATTTAACTGAAAATTTCAAGTTCAAATAAAAAAATGCCGCTTCTCAGCGGCATTTTTTTATTTGTCTTTTTCTTCGTCCTGTTTCTCTTTTACCGACTCTAAGAAAGTGCTTTGTGCTGCCACTATGCATCTCTTGATAGGTTCTGGAAGCCGTTCCCATGGAACCTTTTCTAATCCTCGCTTCTGCATATGCTCGGGGTAATTGGGTATAATAGGTTCTCTTTGTAAGTATGGAAAAATATCTTCCAAACTTATCGTATACGGCCACTTCCCACCAGCATACCAAATATAGTGGAAATCATCAATTTTTAGAACGTTCATATTAAGTCCCTATAGTTTTAAGTTTTTAAGGGCCTCTTCTACTTTGTCTTTAAGACTAATTCGTTCTCGTTTATAAGCCTTTTCTTGCTTAGTTTTCTGTTTATGGTTAAAATTTTTGGATCGTCTTTTACGTTTTTGATCACGTTGAATTTGATCCCATCTTTTCAATCTTGTTTCTTTGTTTGACATTATACTATATTAACGTCGCCTGTAAAAGCAGTTTCAAGCCCAGTAAGTTGTACCCAGCATCTACTAGACATAGTAAAACTAGCGATCTGTTGTCCAGAAGTTAATGTTACATCTGGGACTGGGTCAAAATCATTATTATTAGTACTAGCCTCTAGCTGAAATGTTGCACCAGAAGGTACATCATCTGCTATGGCTTGGATAGTCCATACGTTATATCCTCCGCCTTCGTGTCTACTACTAAGTACATTGCTTAATTTTACCGCAGCTTGTGCGACTCCATCCGTGACTAATCTAGCCATATTATCCTCTTATAAGATTGGTCTTCCGATATTTGCACGTCCCGTCGGAAGGAGCGGTCCGATATTTAAAACTCGTACAGTACGCCTAGGTTGAACTGATTAACACTGGCACCTTCTACATCGTATAGAGTAGCGCCAAGTCGAGTGTTTAGTCCTCCGGTGATGTTCCAGTTAACACCTGCTCCGAACAATACTCCACTCTCTCCAGATAAAGACTGTGAAGCTTCTTCACTACCAATCTCAATATCTCCAGAGAAATCAAAGTATCCTGCTTCTCCGTAAATAGACCAAGCATTCCCTAAAGGAATGAATCCTAGTCCACTTACTAACCACCCATCTGCATCAATTGAAAGGCCTTGATCATCAAGCTCTTCGGGAGCTATGTACTTGGCCTGAACTGCGAATGGCATTGGAAACTTATATCCAATAATTGCACCATATCCAGCTGAACGATCAGAGAAGTCGTTGACAATATCTTCTAGAGAATTAGAGTCAACTGCCGTACTATTTACTTCACCACCAATATAAATATCCGCATTAGCACTCATACTAAGTGCTAGCAAACTGGCAGCTACTAAATATTTAAAAGACATATAATGTCCTCATGTTATTTACAAAGTGGGACTGCAAGTTTAAAGTCATTAGTCCCAATAGACTACCACCTGTATTCATATGCAGTCTTCTACTACTGATTGTCAGTTAGCAACTACATACTTTCGACCACCGCCACACTTGCCCTTTATTTGGAACAGTGAATGGGACTCGAACCCATACCGTCAGTTTGGAAGACTGTAATGCTACCATTGAACACCATCACTGCTCCGTTCTACGGGGGCTGGGAACTGGGAACTAAACCCAGCGTGTCTGCCAATTCCACCAATGGGGCTTTAATTTTCGTAATACTCCACAATCAAAGATGCAATATCTCTCTGTCCTACCCACGTATTAGAAGGGGTATCTGGAGCTCTACCTCTCAGGTTAAATTTTCTATTCCAACCGCCTAAATCTATACATTCTTGAAAAATCGCTGGATCTATTACTATATTATAAGTATATTCCTCATCTCCTGTTAATGTCAGTCCTGTAATAGTATCGTTAGCGGTTGTCCACACAAAAGAATCCTGGTAGGGTCTATTAAGAGGAGTAGTATTTGTGACATCTACCGGAGTAGCATCTTTTTCACAATCAAAGAGAAGATCAGCACTAATTGTGTCAGGATCTGTGCTAGGCTTCCAAACCATTGTGGCCTTTGTTATTGTTACATCTTGAGGTATTGTTACATTTAGGAATGACCAGCAAGACCATATATCTCCCCCAATATCTCCAAATCCTGTACCTTGATCAGCATTATCCCAGCTATAAGGTATATTTTCAAATATAGAAGCTGTTTCTGACATTGTAGCTTGTAATATGGTTCTCTCAGATAAATCAAAATTTCTATTAAATGATCTATCAAAAGGAACGGACATATCTACTTTCATAAGTATCCTTTTAAATTTGGCGCTAGTGAAGGGACTCGAACCCTCCTACATCCGCTAGACAGGCGGTTCGCATACCCCGATGCGCACACTAGCATTGTTTGGTCGTGGTGAGTGGACTTGAACCACCTGTCTACCGGTTATCAGCCAGTTGCTTATGCCACTTAAGCTTCACCACATTAAATAAAAGGCGGGGAGGTCTCATCCCGCTTCAACTGACCCCAGTACGATAGGTGCGACCCATCATTCACTGTTACCTATATTTGGTGAATCGACAGGGGTTCGAACCCTGATTCGGAGGTTGAAAGCCAACGCGTCCTGAACCATTAGACGACCGATCCATATTTGGCGGAGTCCTAGGGAATCGAACCTACAAGGGCGTGGTTCGTAGCCTCACCTGCGTCCTGTCGCTCGGGATATAAAATTGTGTGGTTGAGTTTAAAGATCGTCCCACTGTAGGATCACATTGTTCACGCTCTCAAATGCTTACGGTTTGCTTAGCACAGGGAAACTACCTGCTATAGTCTTACCAGTAATAAATATGAGGCTTTTTATAGTTGGGAAAATCCCAGTCATCCTCATAGTTATCTAGATTGATCTTGCGCAGAGTATTGCGAGTCTGCGTTCTCGCTGGTCTGGTATGAAATTCATTATTCCACCACGAAGGTGTAGAATTCCACCAGGTATACATAAAGCCCGGGTGGTTGGTGCTTAAATACTCCCAACCTGCACAAAAGTCCTCATCACGGATTCTTTTATACTTGCCCAATACTTTATGTCGATAAGTATCGCTCATAATTTTCTCCTGTATTTAATTACAATTTACTCATTATGTCGTTACCTCCTTAATTGGTCAGAACAGAAGGATTCGAACCCTCGTCTTAGCGCCCCAAACGCCATGCTATACCAAGCTCAGCTATGCTCTGTTTGATTTTCCATTTTATATATTATAGCAAGTTCTACTCACTATTTCAAGTCAGAATTTAGTAACCCGATATTGCCATTCAGACCCTCGGGTATCAGGGTTTAGGTCACGACCTACTAATCAATTATATCGCGTTAGTCCACGAGGTACGTATCAGTACCATCTACATTTTCCCAAGGCCATTCGCAACCAGCATATTCTCTGCCTGCTGCTACGACTAAAAAGACTATAACAGCAATTAATGTAATTGGGCCAACAATCTTAATAAATCGCTTAGCTTGTTGAGTATTATCTTCTACACTCATAGTGTACCTCTAATTTGGTGGGGAGGGAGGGATTCGAACCCATCAGTTAACTCGGTCACAGCGAGAACCTGCGCCACACAGCATCCCAACCCTATAATTCTCTAAAATCTGTTTTCCTATTAAGGGATGAACGCAGTTGCGCAGCACTTGGGCTGGACAATGGTTCCCCTTGTAATATAACTTCTCTTCGTAATGAATATCAAGCCAATCCATCAATTCTAGTTTACCTGCTACTGTAGACTTATTAATAAATCCAGGAGGTCGCTTAACATCGTCTGCTGTAATTGGGAAGTTACTCCAGAAATAATGTCTACCTATAATTGCTGTAGGTTTTATCAAAGGTTCGTAATAGGGTTTTACGTTTTCTACTACCCATCCGCCTTTGAAAAAGTTCTGAAGAAATAATATCTCTTCGTATAGTGCCATATCAGGATAACGTCTTAGATCATGTCTAGTAGCCTTCATCATACGAGAGTGCGATTGGCACGGGGGACTTGACCAAACGAAGTCTACCAGATCATGAGTTTCTAATAAGAACTGATGCGCATCTTCAATAAATACAGTGTCATCTGGAAAAAGTTTCTGATAAACACTTGCTATCTTTGGATCGCTTTCTATTGCTGTGACGTCTACGTCGGTCCAGAGTTTGCGGTTGCCACCAACTCCTGCATATAGGTTTAATACGTTTAACACTTATTATCTTCTTAAAAAGGATTCCAATGTGTTACTTCTGAGTCTTGTAAACAAGTTTCACTATCATCCCAAAAATATCCACCATCACTATATGTTATAAACTTAAACTTCTTTCCTTCAAAGTTCTTTTTTAAATAATCCAGAACATATACTTTACATGGTTGATTGGGTTTAGGTAGTCTTTCTCTTACACTAATCAAAATAATTTCCTGTTTACTACTGTAAATTGGCACCCTACCTAGGTATCGAGCCCAGCATAACGGGTTTGGAGTCCGCTTAGTGCGCCATTACGCCTACTGTTAAATTGGTGGATAGGAATGGAGTTGAACCATTACAGCTCTAAGGCGTGTGGTTTACAGCCACGTGGGCTCGCCAATGCCCAGCCTATCCATATTTGGCACCCTACTCCTTTCAAATTCTATTAGTCGCCAGACTCACCACAATGCTGACAAGTTCTCCGATCTTCTTCATTCAGAGTACCACACAGACACTCCCAATGACCGCAATCTTGCAAGCTGCGACGCCCACCACACCTAGACTCCCGCTCCCGCTGAAGTTCCAGACGCGACCATCTACTATCAGTCATTTCATGCTCCTTTGTGTAATTCCTATTATCTTTACTTTAGCACATAGAACTTGACACTTATTTTTATAGATTAAATAAGAAACTATACATCCATTAAAGAAATGTTCCAGAGCTAGGTTCGCCTTTCCGTCAAGTTTTACACGGTGCGCTCCCAATATAGGTGACTAAATCTATACTTTGACTAAGCAGGAGGGTGGTCAACCCTAATCCGGTAGCCTGAGACATTGAAACATTTGTTTAATGGAGGCGGCTACTTCTGTTTACAAGCGAGCCGCCAAGCTCAGCTAACCCTTAGGCAGCAAGTGCGAATGTTTCATCATTTGCGTTTAATGTTTTGTACTTTCGTACGTGATTGTCCACAACCCGTTACTTATCCGTCGAATCTGTTCTTCCCCTTTAATTTGGACTGCGTATTTCTCGATTAATTCTTAGATATTTATTTGGTGGAGAAGGCGGAATAATGCTATCCGCGTCCGCACAAGGCGTTATTGCTTCATCCAATCGGTAAGGAATTTTCACAGAATTTATCATATTCTGCATCGGTTTCCTTAAGCCATTTTTGTAATTCAATCATTGTAGGTTTTTTCCCATTTTATATATTATATCAAAAATGACCATACTTGTCAAGAAAAATTTTTCGTATGCTATAAAGTGGTAGGGGCGGGGGGAATTGAACCCGCCGTCGACTGGTTAAAAGCCAGATGTTAAACCTCTTAACTACGTCCCCTCATACTTTGCTTAAACGCGTTTACGTTTACGTTTATCCTTTCCGTGGCTCGCCACAAGTCTTGCAAAGCATGTTAGGGCCCCGGCTACTAATAGCGAACCTATTACTATGTTAAATAATTCTAGTCCCATTTAAAAAAATTTCCTGTTTATTACTATGTTTGGTACCCTGTGGGCAACTTTTACTACCAGTCCCCAGACCCGAACGTAACCATGCAATGCAAATATGTATCACCGTTGATTCGATGCGTTTCAACACTACACTCCGAATGCCCGAAATACACGCTTTGTTCGATTGCCCCATGACAAGCAATTTGCCATACGTCGCGATGCCCGATATGCGCAGTCGCGTAAGTGTTGCAAGACAGCGCGAATTGGAACATTTGCATTTTCAATAAACTAAGATCGCCAAAGTTCACCACCCCATCATCATTCAAATCCGCAACACCATCATCGGTAGAAAACACCGATTTCATATAAGCAAGATCTGCGAAATTCACAAACCCGTTACCATTGAAATCGGCGCAACGCTCATTTGCGACGAAAACACACGGGTCGTTACGATCAACTATTCCATCGCCATCTGTATCGTAGACCGGTGCTTGAGCCACTACACACAACGGCAACAGCAATAACAACAGTATTTTTATTTTGATTAATTCCCATGTCATTTTTCCAACCCCCATGTTACTACACATATTTTCGGACAATAACTGAATGAGCGGGAACTTCGCAGCCCTCGACAATATTTTTTTGATCCATCCTGTTGACCAGAATCAAAGTGTTTCCGAGCTTAACTCCCGTACAGCCGTGTCCTCGTATACCAACTCTTTCCGGTGTCTCGTTGGTAAGTTCACCAAATACTTTGAACACTTCCTTTGTTGCGTTACAACCAGGTTCTGCCAACTCTGCGTTTATACCGCTACCTTCCAGTAGCTGTGTCCATGAATGATAGGCAGCTAGCGTGATGCGCGGTTCCAGCATCATTTCGATAAGCGCATGAGCAACAAACAAATGATTATACTTGGAACTCAAGTATGAGTAGAGTTCTGGTTCTCCCTGTGTTCGCGGCCACGGATAGACTCCCCACTCAGTTACCCATATTGGTTTGTCATCCCATGTGCTAACTGCTTCTTCAAAATACTTATTCCAATGATTCAGCGCAGTGTAATAGGATACTTCATTTGCTGACCATTTCCCCCACGCTGAATTGACAGCGGGAGTCGCATAAAAGTGAATAATGTTCGCATCGCGCCACTCTTGATTGCGGATACCTTCATCCCAGTGTAATAATTCGTCCCGTTTAGCTCCCGGCTTATGAGGTTTGAAAGCCTCCATCGACACAGTAAGTCCCAACTTAGCATCAGGAAAATCTTGTTTAAGCACATAGTTAAAATTCTTAGCTTTGTCAGTATACATCTGCACATTTTCAAATTCCGCATATTTCTGCGGTGTGTACATCTCATTCCCATACTCAACGTTCTTCAAGTCTAAACCACTGGCTTTCCAGTGCTTCAGAAAATCACGATGATTCTGAAAAGGCTCTGCGGCGTTTACAACATAAGAATACTCAGTCCCTGTTTCAATCAGAAAATCAATCATGTCATTAACAAGATATGCCCCGTGCGTTTCACGAGCCTTGTTAGCCCCAAAAATCATGTACCGATCTTTCTCAGACGTATCCCCAACAAAACTCCAGTTGTTTTCGTGGAATATTCCTGTTTTCCACTGATACCAATGATTTGAACTACCACCTGGCAAGCGGAGATAATGAAACCCATTACGATCCCATGCTTTCACGAGTTCATCAGAACCATAACGCACATCAGAGCGCAGCAAATTCCCATGAATCCCCAGAATATTTTTATTCATCACCTGTTCCTTTCGTCTTGCCACTGATCGTCAGAACCTTCTGAGAGCAACTAGCTTGTATAATAGTCCTGATCTTTTAAGGACAGACCAGGAGAACCTCAGTGTGTATTTCCTCCGGTTACTTCCAGAAGCACTGGCTTGGATGCGTATGATTCACAAGACTTAAGCAGCTTTTTGTCATGCTCAGGACGTTGTCGACGTACAGGTCTTTTAGAGTGGGACCTTATCACATCTCGATTTAATGTCTCGGACAGACACCTTACTTGTTTTCTGCGCTAGGCAGCGCCACTAACCAAGTACCTTAGTCTATTATTTCAGCTGTATACTTGGATTTAATGATAGTTCACTTCAATATACCAGGACCTACTATCAATTCTCTGGTAGCAAAGTTTTTATGTCGATTGCCATAGACTACCTGATATATACTCGGGCTTTATCTCACGCCTCAGGTGGACATATACTGGCCCAGTACAGTATCTCTTTTATTTATAGACGTTTAGCGACTATCGTCTCCCTATTTAATTGATATTTATTTGGGCCGGATGATGTCAAACGCCTCAGTAGGAATTAGGTACCCTGTTTCACTATTTTCGGTTCTTGTCGTCCCAATCTCCTTGGGCTGTACTATTTCGCCAAGACTCAACCTTTTTGGGAGCAAATGTCGAAATATATGTAGCATCTATTAGAATGTCTTCCTCAAGCATATGAACTGGAGCATTTAAGCAATATCCCGCAAAACGTGCATCGTCACGTGCTTGCGTAAAGTTATCATACGTGGTCACACTGTAGTCTAGCCACGTATCTAACGTACCGCGTTCTAATTTGATTACTCTAATCATTCGTTTTCAAAAATCGCGTTTTCAAAAATCGTGAGTGCATTTTCTGCATCATTGAGTTCGCGCTGCATATTACTAAGTTCTTGCTCGTAGTTAGTATACGCACTAGTTAACATTTTTGCATATGCTCGAGTTTCTACTTTTGCATCAAGGTATTGTATTACCTCTTGCATCATTTGTTCGTGCGCTCGCATAAAAAGTTTCCTGTTTATTACTGTAAAATAAAGAATGGGGCTTCTTCTAGTGGCTAATGGTATGATCGCCGAAGCTGATATACCGCACCTACCTAAGGTGGCCCCTCACCGTGTAATTATTTTTCCATCAATACTACTTTTGCTATTGCGTTTTCGTTTGACCTACTAGGCCGTTACTCGCCTTTCCCAATTTACTTTATTAGATCTTTATGCGTGCAAGTAAAACGCTTTCCTTGCGGGACTTCTAACTTACCCGGCGGTTTCCCGCTGCACTCTTTAATAAAGGCTTGACATGATATTCTTCTTACTTTACTTTCGTTAATCAAGCCTTTATTAAAGAGTGGGGTTTTGTAAGGACCCCGTACCTTAGACTACCTTATCCCTGTAGCCCCAGGGGCAACTAGCGCAGTGAGTTACCTACCTCTACCTTGTAACGAGTGGTAGAGCACCCGGACTTTTTAGTTTAGGGTCGCCTGTCGAGGGGACCATGGATTTTCTCGCTGGAACGCGAGAAAATTCTAATTCAGAGTTGTTTTCCCATTATATATATTATCTCACACTTTGACTCGGGAATCAAGTCAGATTTTTTTATTCTATCTGCATATTCGCCTTATGTTCGAGCTGCAACACTTTCAGGTCAGTACATATGAACCGCTAAGATGTGAACGATGGTAGAAATACAAAACATTAAGAAGAATGGTAAATGCAATATGTGCCAGAAAGAAAAGAGTCGTTCAAACAGGTACAGATTGGCGATATTACGTTGCTCCTTTTTGGTTAGCGAACGTAAAGTTGTCTTGCGACCATACAATCCGTTATGTATATGTGAGTAAAGATATCGTCCAATCAGGCCGCTGCCAGAAACCAATAACATGCAATATAGAGAGATACGTGAGTTCAGGGAGCCCAGGGCAAAATTACTGTGAAACAGAATTAGTATCGGGCCAATGATGCCCAATACCATGTGCCAGAAAAACCAGCGCTTGGTTGTACCAAGAAAGCGCAGGAAGCGGACACGCTTTCGTAATGGGTATAGTAAGAGCGCTGCCATAAGTGAGGCGCCCACAATTCCCAAAATATAACCCAGCCCTTCTTCTGCTGTAATATTTCGCTCAGTGCGGCCTATCCAGCCAAAATATGTAATTAGGATTGCCAGCAGGTAGCCGAGCATTGTTGATTGCTGGCGGAGCCAGGCAATTAATGCGCGAAGGGTTCGAGTTTCTTTTAGGTTCAGGACTATACTGTCTCCTTCATGCGACCAGCACGAAACGTGCTAGCAGGGAAAACAGTATCAGTGTGGCTGTCGCTCAGACGTACACAAGCGATAGGATACTTACGTGCTCGTGGTCGAATTCCAGTAACTTGATACTCTTCCATGTCGTACATAAAGCGAGCACCAAAGTCTTCAGGTCGCAAACCGAACTTAAAACAGTATCGGTTCCAGTTTTCAATCTCTTTAGCTTCCTGTCCGGCACTGAGAATGTTCACTTTGAACCACGCCTGATTATCGGTGTACGTCCAATTACCTAATTCGCACTCATAACCTTCTTTAGCTAGAGCTGCACTAATGACAGCGCGAAGGCGCTTGATTTCATTCTGGTCTTTCATATATACCTCAATATTTGAATTTAAATCTTCTCAATCAGTATATATATTATAGGAAATTTTTATTCAGAATTCAAGTCAGACTTTTCGCGCTGTTCGGGAGTTAGATCAGAGTATTTTTCAACATCTTCTGGTCCGATTTCGTATCCTGTATTTGCCTCTTGCAATTGGGCTTCAAATTCTAATCTGTTTAAGGTCTTAAATCCAAAAGTTAAGAGTAAGAGTCCGAATATTGTACCCACTGTAATTAAACCAGCTGTTACACTTAGTAAAAACCAGCTAGAGCATACTAGTATAATACCTGCCCACATCATTATTGTTGCTATTATCCAGGGCTGCATTATATTATCAACCAATTAACAATAAATCCAACTACGCTACTTCCACCTACGGTCTTCCATAGATTATACCTTAGAACAGTTTCTAGCCAAGTCCACTGTTCTTTTAATTTATCAATCATATTTTACATCCCCATAGTATCCAATTTTCACCTCTATTAGGCTTTTCAATTCCTGCATTACTAAAGTGTCGGAATTGTACTCTACACTTCTTTATATTGAAACCTGCGCCTAAACTAAAATTCCACCACTTAGGCAAGTTTTCATTAGTTTCATTTACTCCTAATCCTAGGTTAAGGAATAAAGATCGGTAATTAACTACACGAGTACCACTAAGATACCACATATTACTATACCCCGTAGCCACTTCCCAATCGTCTTTATATACATAAGCTCCTTCAATAGCCAAGTTCTTTGGCTCCAGCAAGTTAAAACTGTTTTCAGTCCCATATCCTGCTTGAAACCATACATCGGCCTGACACTCACGTACATATAGTAATGCAAATGCAACTACAAATGCAACTACTGCATATTTACCATAAGGATTATTCCAACGGAATATCTTCATAATATTTTTTCCATTTGCTGGCTCGTAAAGCGTTACTCGGTGCCGTTAAAAGCATCTGCAACCTGCTCGAAAGAGAAACTCTTGCTGACCTGAACGACCACGTTCGAGTCGCTGCCGTAAATGAAGGCTGCGTTGCTGTACACGTAGTAACTAGTCACATCTATGCCGGCGATCTCGGTGGCGTAACCCAGCTTGAGGTAATCGGCGTCAAAGTCGTCACCCCAACTGCCAAGCGTTACGAAGAAGCCATTGCGTTCAGCGGTTAGTTCGTAGTTGGTGTAGTCGTCGCCGTCCCCGTCGCCGTCCCATTCACCTATGGAAATATCCAGCGAGAGCCAACCAAAGCCGACACCCAGATTAACTTCCTGGTATTCCTCATCGAAGTCGCCGGTATAGTCATACAGCGTGTAGCCGACGGAATAACTGAAACCACTATCGGTTTCGGCCCCCCAGCCACCGTAGTAATCGATTTCCAGACCATCACCAACATCTGCGGCCCAGGTACCCAGGTAGAAACCTGAATCGCCTTCCCAGTCGATGCCACCGCTGGCCGACGATTCACTCTGCGGTACGCCACGGAAAACGTAGTCACTATCCCAACCGATATTGCCAGTCACCTCGGCCTGCGCAATTACCGCCGCTGCCGCCAAAACAATTACTGCTGCTATACTCCAAATGTGTCGCATGTCATTCCCCTTCGTATAAATACTGGCCGTGGCCAGCGTACCAATTTACGTCCGCACTAGTACTGGGGTTAACCCATAAGCGTTTTTCTGTTATTCTACTCATTATTTATCCTTCTTATTTTCCCAATTAAACCAGTCATCAATAGGATTGTTGTCTCTACCCGTTAAGAATAGAAAAATTGCTACCACAACAATTATACCTCCGATGACATATATCGCTGTATCCATATTATTCCTCTCATTGTAGGACGTATAGTGTCCAAACCTACTTTCATCCACACTGCTTTAGAACTATGTATCGTCCAGCTACAGTCCTCCAAGTATTAACCAGCCGAAACTTTACCTGCCATGGCTAGTAACCAGCCGATAGCAACGGCAAGCATTATCATCCTAAGTATATCTATACAAGGTGTAATAATACGGTGATTGATAATCCAACGATCACGCCAGACACGATACTTCCAAAGATAAGGTAAGAAAAGACTATGCACGCGATCGTTGAAAAAATGCTTTCTAGTCAACATTAATTTAACCTATTGTCTTTGTCGAGAGCTGCTGAAATGTCTTGGCCTTGTTTTACTTCCACATCACGTACTGCGTTATGTAACGCATTGCGCAATTCCTCTATCTTATCTTGCTGATTCATATTTAGGTAATGCAAAGCTAATGCACCAGACGTATGCGCTATTAGAGCGAACACGCCTACTTTTATACCAAAAATAAACCATGCGCTAAAATAGCCAGTAGTAAAAATCCAAAGTAGTTGTTTATTGTTCATAAAGTTCTCCATTTCATACTATATTATATCAAAATTACCATCACTTGTCAAGAAAAAATTTTTCATACCTTTATGTAACTAAAACGAATAGCGTATTTGACATCAAGATCATATCACCCACTCAAAAAAAGTTATTGACATCATGCTAAAGGTGTGATATAATATTTATATCATGAAGGAATGTATGAAAATTACGAATTTCGTTACTAGGAATTTTCCGGGAGCTTGCGGAAGGTGTATAAATTTCGTCTAGTGGCGGTTTCAATTCGCGTATATTTTCAGTACATTCCCCCTCTAAGGGCAATTGCATTTGAATTATACTAAGAAATAAATTACACTGTGTAACTGGGAAATGTTATTTCATAACAATATCAAGGAAAATATATGAAAATAAACTTTGGAGCAGGATCTGCACCGAGGATCAAGCCCCACTTTGCCCGCGGAGGCGGGCTTTATGAGGCTGGAGAACTAACTAATCGCCGGGAAATCTTACTGGAAGATGGAAAGTTGAAAGCTAAGGATAAGTTCACACATTTGGACTGTCTTAAGATGATGAACATTCTAAGTAAGACCCTAAATCCAACTAAGGATGCTTCAACTGGAAAGTATCTTGCTAGTAGATTAATAGAAGATGCCAATAGTTTACCGGATGAGGTAAGCTTCGCAGTTGGAGAAGGTGACAATAGTACTACAGTTACTGTGACTGGGGAGGACGTGCGTAGTATCATAGTTATGTTCGCTAAGGCTACTCGTAGCACACTCCTAGCAGGTACTCAGATAGATCCTGATTTTAGGAGGTTTGGCGCGTTAACGCCATTTGTTCTATATGCTTTCAAGGATGCGCGAGGCATCCAATATGAAGACTGGAGTTTAGAGGATGAAAAGCTGGGAGTACTACTAGGTAAAGCACTAGTGGACTTGCCGGAGTTTAGACGTCAAGACTTATCTTACTATGAGTTTTACGATAGTCCTTATGAATTACGAGAATGGCGAATGGCGGCTTTCAGCCGCAAAGTGCCAAAAAAGGATGTATACAACTATAATATTAATGGGTATCCGGTAGTATTACAAGAGTTTAAGGATTATCCAAAACCTATTATATGTATGATGTTGCAGGGTTGGCTTGCACACTTATATAACAGAGAAATAGACGTAATGATTTTAGACCCAGAAAACTGGGATGCTATACCAAAAGCATACGATGAAATAAAGGATGGATTAGAAAAATATGAAAATAGATTATAGGATAGAATTATTGCCACCATTGCGCGCGATTCTCGCGCGTATGCAGGCAACTATAGCAGATATAAGGAAAAAAGATGGCGTATAGTAAGAGGGACGAAAAGTATATAGTAGAAAAGTATGAGGCTAATCCTAGTATGGATACAGTTAACCAACTATGTATAGATTTAAACCGTACACCAAAGTCCGTAATAGCGAAACTTTCTAATATGGGAATCTATGAGAAGGCTGGGTATCGTACTAAGTTTGGGACTGTACCAGAGAAGAAAAGTGAGATTGTTTCTGATATAGAAAAGGTCTACGATTGCGAACTTCCTGGATTAGATAAAACTCCCAAACAAACACTTATAACATTAAGAGAAGTAGTACAAGATCAGGATAATACATTAGAAGAAGCACTAGGTGCGCTTACTGATTTAGTAGAGACTAGTGAGATTAAGTCTCAAATGCTTAGAACTAGAATGAGAGTAATACAGTGAAACTAATAATAGGGGCTGAAAAATAGACTACCTAAGCTAAATTTGAATCAAAATTATTCAGTTCGAGGCGCTCCAGGCTGTCAAGTCGACAATTTGGCGCCTCCGCGCCATTTACAGGGTAAAAGGGGTAAAAAACTACTCAAATTACCCCTTTTTGCCCCAAATTACCCCTTTTAGCGCCTTTTTTCGTCTAAATTCGCCTAATACTGCCTTTTTTGACCTAAAAACCCCGCGCGGAGGCGCGGTATTAAGCCCCTTAATTGGGGCTTTTTTATGGCCATTGGAATTTGTAACTTGACAGCGGGGAGGGCTCTGTGGTATACTGGCGCGTGCAGCTTTGCTGCAATGCAGCATTTTACGCGCAAAAAGAAGCCCCTGAACGGGGCTCCTCCGACTTGAACAGTCTACTGGGCTTCGACAGCCTCGACAGCCTCGGCAGCCTCGGCACGCGCTTTCCAAGCGCGCAGGCGACCAACTACGATCTCCAGGGCCTTTGCGTTGGCCTTCTCAAAGGTTTCGACCGTCTCTTCGGGCTCACCAACAAGCGTTGCCAGCTGGGTTACCAGTTCGGCCTTGCGAACTCGACGCTTACCAGCGGGAACCGTGGGCTTCGCGTTGTAGACCTTCTCGGCTACGAGCTTCGCACGAAGCTGGGGAACCGTGAAGTCCGTCTCATTGGCGATCTCTTTGATAACCGCCTGCTCTGCCTCATAACCTTCGGCTTCGGTGTAACGGGTACGGAGTTCCGTTACAAACTCATCGGTATAACGTTTTTCGGTCATATCCATTCTCCTGCTAAAAAAGTTAAATCTGAGCCATTTCTCAAATTATGTATATATTATAAGGCAAAAAGCCTTTCATTTCAAGTGGGAATTTTCTCGTTTGAAATCTGAGTGTCTTCCCACTTGATAAAAATATTATAGCAAATCCAGGGCCGCGGCGCAAGTGAAAAATTTCCGCCTTGACACTGTCCAGGTCCACACGTAGAAAATTTCCTGTTTGATACTATGGTGGCTGGCGCTCCACACGTAGAAAATCTTCCCGTTTGATACTATGGTGGCTGGCGCTGCGCAAGTGAAAAATTTCCGCCTTGACACTGTCCAGGTCCACACGTAGAAAATCTTCCCGTTTGATACTATGTTGGCTGGCGCTGCGCGCGTTTTTCTACGCTGGGATAATTATATCATGCTGCATCGCACCAGTTAATAGGGGAAATTACGTATTGACAGCGAGGGCGATTTGTGCTACAATGATGGGAGGGCGGGAGGGCTGCGCCGGCCGGCAGATAGCCGTGCGGCA